GTGAGAAAATTATGAAAGTTCTTTTCTTTTACTTTGAAGAAGACCAAGAAGAACTTGATGACGAGGGGGCCATGGATGAGTTCTCCAATTACCTCTGGGACGTAACTAGTTCAGCACTGGCAGCAGCAGGAATTTCATTTATAGGCAAGGACGATAGGGGTAGGATTATTGCCGCCCTTGAGCCATGTGCTTCAGTAAAAGAATTCCTAATCAATGAAGATATCGGAGAGGATGACCACATCTTCTACGAGGATTATCTTGAGGACGTTGGTCCAGATTCCGGTTTTGGAAGGCACGACGAAAAATTAACTAGCGAAATCTAGTTAAATCAAACGTTCAATTACCTGCGCCTGCCGCCAGTTCTGCCCTTATTCGTAAGGTCCCTAGTTGCGCCAGCAACAGCCCTCTTCCTTGCTCTCTGTTGAGCACGAGCCTGTGATTTTGGAAGTGCTGGCCTAATTGAGGCTCCGGTCTTTCTTACTGTCGTGACACCACGCGGTCTGTTGGCTATATCGCTAGCCCCAGCACCAACCTTGGCGACATTTAGTTTATCCGTCTGGGCCAAGAACGTGTTGGGCTTAACTGAGCCTTTAGCAATCGAGACTTTCCCAAATTTAACACCATTGCGATTTGCTCGCCTTTGAGCCCTGGCTTCCAGGTCGCGGAATTTCTTTGGCCTCGTTCTGCCTGCGTACCATGCACCTTGTGGGGTTTTGGCGCTACCAGCCCTTCTCACTCCGCCACCACGGTCAGCAAATTCCTGCGCAACCGACTTTTTCATGTCTCCACCAGTTCGCCAGCTTCTAGCTAGTTTACTGCGTGATTTAGAGCCGCCGTATCTAGCCATTTCACCCAACTCACCAAGCTGACCCCTGTCAAAACGGTCGCGACCCACACCAAATAGGTCCCTAGCGTAAGTTGCAAAGCTCTCATACTGGGTTGTCTGGCGCTTATTGAGTCTTCCGCCGCGACGCAGGACAGCCTGAAGCTCCTTGACCCTATCCACGACGAATGCAGCGTCATCAGAAATATCAGGACCGTAACGTACTCCTGGCATGGCTCTCCTCTGGTGTTTTTCTAAATATACCAGAAAAAGACTTTACTTATCTGTCAGGATTTGGTGGTCTTTCTATAACCATTGATTCCTGGTCTTTGTAGCCAGGCGGAGCCTCAATCGGAACCCATGCTCTTGCATAGTTGTGCTCCTTGATTTTTCTAACCTTGAATAGGCTTCCGTCAAGCATTAGCGATAATTCTTCTGACCTCATGCAGAGCATGTCTTCAAAATCGGCTGCCCCATATTTACCGGAACGACGAACCGAACGAATTATTTCAGAAGTTTTGGCCGCAATCACATGAGAATGACCCCTATTGAGGCGGAGATGCAGCATCATTGCGTCGATTTTGTCAACATCATGAAATACAACTGGTATTTTTCCATCAGTATGAGCCAGGATTGCCGGAATACTGGTTGCCAGTAAGTATCTCTCTGAGCCGTTGATTATTTCACCAGTTGATAGGCGAACGTGAATCGGTTCAATAAATCCAAACTGAGAGAGCGAGGCGGAAATCACAAGCATTTCAGGTCTAACGGTATATGTGGCTCTCCATTCTGGAACACTCAGTACCGATGGGTCAACATAATCAATTTTCATCTTCATAAACATCTGCCCTTTCCATCTCTATTGCCCTGACAGCATAGGCTTTCGTCTTGGGACCAACAGGGGTTGGTGAATTGACGTCAATCTCATTGAGCATCAAGTTTCTGATTAACCAACTAACAGGATAGCCATGCGGGTCTGTTAAATGCTTCTTACGAAACTTATTTACATATGCCCTGGCTTCTGTTTTTCTTCTATCGCCAATCAGGTATTCGTCAATAAAGCGTGAAGCTCCGTCAAAACCATCTTTGGCATATTTATCAATCAGTTTTTCTGAATCAAATTCAGGCCACAAGCGACGCTGTGCGTCAATGTATGGAAAACACTCAAATAGTCTGTCGTAGAATTCTGGCTCAGTTGCAATGACGTCACCGATTCTCCTAATGGCTGTTGCGTGGAGTGGAATCCCCACGCGAGTATTACTTCCCGTAGTTACAGCAAGGTCATAGTATTCACAGTATTCAGCCCCATGCTCCTCAATAATGAACTTGAACACATCATTTGTATTCCAGTCATAAATTACCTTGGCAAACTTAAGGGGGATACCGCGTTTCAGTTTGTATGGGGTATTGATGTAGTTCTCGTGAAGCTTCTGAACTATTGAGCGATAACGAACCATTGATTCACTGGCTCTAACGCCGGTAAGGAACGCCACGTTTCCTCTTTTTCCCTGCATTGTGTAATAGTCGGTCTGCTCTGGAAGGGAGACACTGTGCGAAAGACCAAAATTCTTGCCGCTAATGGCCCATGGTGGCATGGGCCTGACCCATCTGTCCTGCTCAAATCTTTCCTGGCTCCACAGGATTGTGGTTAAACGGTAACCAAGAACCCATATCTCGGCTGGGTATGGCAGGCAATACCACTCCATATCAACCCAGTCGTAATTTCTTACCTTCTCAACATAGGCAGCAACAGTTGGGCTAACCATTTCCTCATCACGGAAAATAACTTTTACAGGCCCAAGACCTCGTTCTTCGTGGACTTCCTTGGCAAGAAGGAGGACAGCTGTGGAGTCCTTTCCTCCGGAAAATTGAACGCAGACAGTATCAAATGTGTCGTATACGTGCCTAATGCGTTGACGAGCTGCATCAACACAGGACATATCAAGGAAGAGTCTCTGTCTTGTCATTAGTGTTTACCGGTCGATAGTTTCAATATCTCCGCTTTAGCATCATTGATTTCTTGAAGAACCCTAACCGCCATTGAGCGCCAGTAGTCTCGGTCAGCTTCAACCTCAGCGAGGTTCTTCTCTAGTTTCTCGATTCTTTCTTCTGGAGTATCCATGCTGTTATATTTCCGTGTGTTGACCGATGAAGTCCATTAGTCTTTCAGCGGTTGTTACGCCAACCACTGCTGGGTCACTTCTGAGCCACTTAATGAAGTCGTACCAGCGTCTCTGCTGCTCGTGGTTATCAAAAACAAGCGTGTACTGAACTATCGCTTGAGGCGCAGAGCCTGGTGTAACAGTTGTTGAACCCCTAACCACAGCATCATCCTGGTCAACACCGGGTCGTGCGCTAATCCTCTGTTGTCCATCTTCCGTCGTAGTGATTGACACTGCGTTTCTGTCAATTGACGGCGATGGCTGTGTTGGTGTTGTTAAACCTTGAGGCGATAGAGCATCTTCGTACTCTTCTTCATCATCATCGTCTATCCTGTCGAATCCATTGCTTCCGTTAGAAACAATAACTGGCGGCATGAATCCCGAGCCTGGTTCAACAATCTGATTATCCTGACGGATTATCTTCTGCTCTATTTCCGCAGCAGCAAACTCATCCCAGCCGAGACCCTCCATGAGTTCTGGGTAAAAGTCAGACAACTCCAGTATCGCTTCCCCAAGAAGTTCCGGCTCTGTGTATCCGAGCTCCATTGTCCTATTGTCAGCAAGAGCGAAGGCAATTGCCTTTCTGTCGTCGACGTCGTATGCGACAGCAGCAATCTTGTCCCAACCAAGTCTCTTTGCTGCCTCTAGCTGGTGGTTGCCAGCGATAACGGTTGCAGTACCATCCGAGTTTGGTCGAATAACTATTGGTTTAATTTGTCCGAATTCACGGTACGAGGCCATGATTGCCTCAACATTTCCACGACGCGGGTTTCCGTCTAGTGGTGAAAGAGTATTTATGTCTACAGCAAGCTCGCTGAGTGACTCATGTATTCCATTCGACATGTCAGACCTGTGTTCTAACGTTTGCATTAAGTGTGCGAATAGCATCAATTGATGACCTGATTGAAAGAAGAACTTCGCGCTTTGCTTTGACTAGGGCCTCAGCGCACTTGTATTCGAAAAGCTGCTGGTCAAGCTTGTAGTCTGCCCATGCTTCTCGTTCTTTGATTGAGCCCTTTGCTGATATGTACTCTTTGGCCCAATTAGACTTATAAAGAGCTTCCTTTTTAGCCATATCCATGGCGACTGTTTCAAACTGCTCCGTCTCGTTCTCTAATCTATTCACCAGTCGAATCAATTCCTGCTCAATTTCTATCTGGCTAATAGGTGTAGTTCTCATTTATTAATCCTCACAAATTTGTCTTATCGTTTTCAATGTTGTCAATTGCGGTCCAGTCTACTTTGGCCAAGGCTAATAATTGTTCCTTTGTCCAATCCCACTCCGAGTTACCTAAATAGGCGATTCCCATCTGCTCAAGCACCCAAGCGTCGCACTCATCGTTTCCACCAGCACCGGAGAATACTTTTCCAGTTTTTGCTGATATCGCTGAAATTACCTCACCCTTGCTTGCGTTTCCTTTTCCGGTAGCAAACTTAGCCCTGCATGTTGGTGGGATGTCTACAAAGGGTATTTGGTTCTCCCAGAGTCTCATTCTCACGCATCCACCAAGCTCACCAATACTGTGTGCTTGGGAATTCCTTGAGGAAAATGAATACCCCTCTATGAGGGCGCAATCAATTCTCTCAGATAAACAAATATCAGCTATTTGTCTGCTCACGATAGAGAGGCGTTCTGGCCCTCTCTCTTTGACCGCGATGACATGCGTACTGCCATTAATTGAAACACCCGTTGATGTAAGTGATAAATCAAGACCAACGAGCCGCATAGTTTCGACTATAACAAAAAACGCAGAAGTAGGGAGGCTTTATCTCCCTACTTCTGCGCCTATAACGGTCCTAAGGTGATTACAGTGTACTACTTTTCCCAGGAGTGTTTTGCTAATCCTAAATTAAAAGACAACTCAGGATATTCACCTATACGTGTGTGGCACGGCCTGCAAACTGCGAGTACATTTTCTTCGTCAAGTATCGAGCCACCCTGTGAACGTCTGACTAATTCATGAACATCGGTGCTCTGGTTTACCCAAAAAACTGCCCTAGCATCATGTTCGGCAAAAACTGGACAGGCCTGACAAAATGGTCTTTCCGAAAGTATTTTTTTGACAAACTTCCGCCTGTCAACGTACTTATCTTCCATCTTCTTGCTTCTGTGAGCAATTTTTTTAGAAGAACGATTTATGGGTTTATTCTGTTTTAGGCCAGTTTTTGACTGTAGTTGTTTTTTTGCTTTTAGTGGCGTTTTCTGCTGTAGCGGTTTTTTTCTCTGTAGCGCCACGGCGTTACCACCTATAGGTTGTCGTTATTTACGGAATCAAAGTTCCACTGGTTATCCAGAGTATCCCATAGAGCTCTATCGATAGAAGTGTCCTCAAGGTCAAACTGTCTCATCAGATTACGATGCTCAATTATGGCTTTTCGATAGAACTCAACCTGGTCCCATCCGTCAGAATTAATGACATCGCCAGTATCAATCATCACGCAAACTTCGTCGAGTCTCTTATCTACATGAAACTTAAATCTACGAACTCTTGTGGCCTTTGTGTCGTAGTAGCTATTTGACTCGCGAGCAAGTCTTGTTCCGGTCTTGCCCAGGGACGCATAGCGCCTCTCGTCAGAGATTGCATCTGCTTCAATGCTTTCAATCTGACGTTGAAGATTTTCTGAAAGAGCAATAAGCGCTTCTCTCCAGCGCTCCCAATTATCTTCTTTCATCAACTCCTGTTTGTGAACAGGGGAGATTTTATTCTTAACCTCCTCTGCAACCATCCTTGCAAAAGCGTCATCGTTCATATCGATGAACATAGCAGGTATTAAAGCCTGCGGTTTTATTGTTTTTCCTCTTACTGCCATGCTGGGCAAATCCTTTTATATCCACACCAATTGCAAAGAATTGATTTATTTGGCTCAAACTCACCGCTTCTGCAGCGTGAATCTATTCCTTCTCGGACCTCTTGAATCACCTCGATGACTTCTTGAACATCTTCTGGTGAAACGACTTTTTCAAACCTAACGCCATCCTTGAGGTAGAGGAGCTCTAGTGACATTGATTCTGGAACAATATCAATGCTCTCCAATAGTTGACTATAGATAATCAACTGGAAGAACTTATCCCCCATGTACTTGGGTTTTGGTGTTTTGCCGGTCTTGTAGTCGGATATTTTGGCGACGCCATTCTCGTAGAAAAGACGGTCGATGTAGCCATGGAGACGAATGCCGCCAACAACACCCTCAACATGCTCCTCTATTGCCCATGGGGTCGTATTCAGCGGGTCCTCAAGTCTCCAGAGGTTCTCTATACACCACCATGCTGTCCATCTAAAAAAGTTCAGTTCCTTTTCAGAATGAATAAGACCTGCCGCCTTCTCTCCCCAAGATTCAGTCCACAACTGTCTAGCTAGTGCTTTTGCCGTTTCCTGCGTTCTCTGCTCAGGGGGCAGTGCATACATTGTTTCAAGAACTTCATGAACGAAATTACCGAGAACAGTCGCGTCTGTCGGCGCATCGGGTAAGCCATCGATTTTGCTGTACTTAAACTTCAGTGGACACTGGCGAAAAGTGGAGATTGACGAAGGGGAAAGCCTGTCTGGTGCTACCAGAATTGGCTCACTCATCATTCTTTACCGGAGTAGCGCCGAACGACAAAGCCATGGCCTTGACAACCAGGGCATCAATATCTTCAATCGTCGCTGTTGTTTTTGTTGGCTTGGGCCGACCTGAAGAATGTGTCTCCCAGAATGCATTCAGTTCGTCTTTTTGTTCTTTTGTGAGGAGTTTCGTTACAGTGATGAAGTTATCCCAGCGTGATTCAATCTCTGGGTCTACTACCTGCTGTGGAGCGGAAGAACTTTCCGTAGCCTGCATTGCCTCTTCAATATCAAGAGCATCAGCAGAACGAGCAAGATATAGGCCGATACCAAGATTCTGTGCAGCCTTTTTCAACGCATCAGAAACTGCACCCTTAAAGTCATTTCCAAGGTCAACGGGTCGGCCGTCCTTCTTTGAACGCTTCACACTAATTCCACCAAATCCGTGCTTGACAACGGTCTTGTCACCGATGAGCGCAGTAAGGCTTACGTGGGCGATGATTTCATCCTGGTCAATCGTGTCTCTATTGACAGAGATAATTTCAAAGGACCAGTTATCTACGCCAATGACGCGATTGAGCCGGTTGATTACCTCGCTAACAGGCAGGTAGACCAGCTCCACGCCGCTCTTGACAATTACCTTCTCCATCTCCTGCGGAAATGGCTCCGCTAGGTGGTTGTAAAGTTCGGAAGAGTTTTCCATGTTCAATGCCTCAGATTTCCTTTGGTTTACGCACGATGATGCTAGTGCGCAGTTCGCCAACTTCGCAGTAGTTGTCGGCATTAACGCCGAGTTTATTTAGTTCCTTGATTCTCCAGTAAGAGGGAGCACAGTAGGTCAACATTTCTGCAGCTATTTCCTGTGGAGACTTGATGACTTCACCAGTATCCATATCAACCGACATCTGAACAACTTTTTGGGCAACGACGGAGGCAAGAGCCTTGTGGTCCCAACCCTTTCTGTCGTACGAGGATTTCTTCTCAATAGTTGAGCCATCGGGGAGCGAAATATTTTCTGTCTCTCCCATAATTCTAGAGACTGCCCTAGACAGATGGTCATACACATATGAGATATCCCTCTTGAGGATGTTCATTTCAACTAGGGCTGAACAAGCCTCATCCATGGATGGCTCAGATGAAACGAATGCATCGATATCGAACTCAAGTTTTGTAATAAGTTCTTTTATCTCGGCAAGTTTTTCTAATGACATTAATAATCCCCTTAGCAAGTAGGTGGCTTAGAGGAGTATATGTACCCGTTTTCTCTGGGGCAACCCCAGTCCGGTCAAATATGTAAAAGCCCCAACGGCAGAGTCAACCTGGTCATCATGATTGGTTGCTTCTGGAAACGATGAAAACTCGTCAAGCCAGTTTGTTAGCCATGCCCCACGGACTAATCTCACATTCCCATTGGCAACGGCTGCAGCGAATGGGCGCGCTCTCGTAACTTTGTCCCCCGTGGGCTTCATCGCGCCAAAGTCGTATCCTGGAACTACATATCTAGCGAACTGGTCAACCAGTGCCTTACCCGATGAACCAGGTTCCTGTTCCATTCTGATTGGAACGCCATGACCATCCTCCGAGGCTGTCTGGGCCATTAGCTCTTCAACCTTCTCGCCACGAACACGAGCTCTTCTAACATCGAGCACGTAAGCAATGCCACCGTCGAACATCATCAAAGTACCAACCGTCCAGTCCGGGTCGGGATTTGACGCGGATGGCTCGGTCGCTGCCAAGTCCCAGTATCTGACAACCCGTGCCGAACTGGTGATATTCGGAATCTCGCTTCCGTCGATTATTACAAAACCGGTTCTGTCAAATAGGGTACCAAGAGTTGTCGACCACCAGTCGCCTTCCTCAAGCCTGCGACGCTCAACAGGGTCAAGGGCAGACAACGACTGTCGATAAGAATCGGCGTCAATTCCAGGGTTGTCGGTAAGTCGTGAAGGAACGAAAATTCTTCCCTCTTTCCTTCCTTCAACAATAAATCTCTGTCTAACCCAGTTGGGAGCGGGGTTTGATGCCGCTCTCATTCTGAGGGGTATTTGGGACACGGGACCATTCGCGGGACGACGCAAACGGGAGAACATGTATCGGTAGTCAGATTCGCGGATTTCTGTAACTTCGTCCATGCCAATGAACTGAAATTCTGAACCCTTGTAGCGAAGGTAGTCATTCTGATTGTTTAGGTAACCAAAAGAAATTCTCGCCCCAGAAGGAAATGTCGCAATAAAAGTATTGCTGTTCCAGTGAATGTCGTCGTAGTTGGACATCCAAGATTTAAAACGGTCCATCAGGGCGCCAGGAAGGGAGAGGTCGGCAAAAGTACGACGGAAGAGAATGGCTGAATATCCAGGAATGTCGACATACTGCAGGGCGGCCATTAGCAAAGCCGAGGACTTGCCACCGCCTGCTGCGCCACCAAAAAGGGCCTCGATTGCGTTTGTCCTCAAGAAGACTTTTTGGTTTATGGAGGGTTCTTCTGGACAAAACGGAGTTTCTTTAGGGGTTAAGTATTCAAGAACTTCTTCCCAGTTTGGTTTTTGAGCCATAATCAATTCTTCCTGCACTCTTTCCGCCACGGCGAGCAATTTTGTGCGCTACTGTATGTTATATGCCAAAACCCAAGACAAATATTAAGAAGCGCCTCAGAGTTACCATGGCGAACACCCGCTCAAGGCTTAGAGTGGCAAGAATAAGGGTCAGAACGGCACTCAACAGAGGCACGTTCGCCAATATATTCATGCTTTGCTTTATAATATTGACCAGTATTGGAGCGGGAATGATTTTCTTCCCCGCTGGGTGGATTGTGGCTGGGGTTTCATGTGGCGTTTTCGGATTTTTGCTGGGTGCTGAGTAGATAAATCATGGCGTGGAACTCAAGACAAAACAAGTCCCTTGATGGACCTCAGGCTAAGCAGCTCGGCTACGGGTTGCCTATTTCAAGCAATCCATCGTTCGTTGGCAAGTCCTATAGGGACTCGTGGGACATTGAGCGCGCATACCGCGAGGGCATGTCCAAAATTACGTGGGTTAATCGCTGTATTGACGCTATTTCCGGGAACCAGGCGAGACTTCCAATAATTCTCCGCAAAGACAACTCCAATATGGGTGAGATTGTTGTTGGGCGCGAAGCAAACAGGTCCAATCTTTTGGAGATTCTTAACAATCGTGCCAACCTTGGGGAGAACTCGTTTATCTTCCGTTACCGGCTTTCGGCTCAGTTGCTTCTCGGTACTCGCGGTGTTTTTATCGAGAAAATCCGTGGTCGAGACGGCGGAATAATTGCTCTGAACCTTCTTCCACCGCAATCAACTGCGCCAATTCCAGACCCCAAGACTTTCGTCAAGGGCTACGAAGTGATGATGCCTTATGGTGAGAAGAAATTCCTAAAACCAGAAGATGTCTGCTGGATTAGGCGACCACACCCACTCGACCCATACTTGTCCCTGACCCCGCTGGAAGCAGCCGGTGTTGCGATAGAAATTGAAAACCTTGCCAAGCTTTATAACCGCAACTACCTCCTTAATGACGGTAGACCAGGCGGACTCCTTGTTGTTCGTGGAGAAATCGACGAAGACGACAAGGAAGAGTTGAAGTCTAGATTTCGTGGGAACCTCGCGAAGACTGGCCACACAACGGTAATTGCGGCAGATGACGGAGTTGATTACGTCGACACCTCGGCCTCCCCAAGAGATGCCGCATATATTCAGATGCGTCAGGTCACCAAGGAGGAAATCCTTTCTGCGTTTGGTGTTCCCGAGTCGGTCATCGGAAATGCTGCTGGAAGAACATTTAGTAACGCAGCAGAGGAAATTCGCGTTTTCTGGATGGAAACAATGCTTCCTCACCTAGAGCCAATTGCTCGCGCGCTTGATGAACTGGATGATAAGTACTACGTCGACTTCGACACTTCGGAAGTCCCCATCCTTATGCTTTACAAGCAAGAGCGAGACAGATACCTCCTCCAGGAGTTCCAGGGCGGCCTGATTTCGGCAAACGAGTACAGAACTGGCTCGTCACGCAAGGAAGTTGAAGCCGACCTTGCTGACTCACTATTAGCAAACCCGAACCTCATTCCGATTGCCAACACCAAGAAGAAGATGGAGGAGAACGCAGCACAGGTCCCCGGCGCACCTGGAATGCCTGGAATGCCTGGAATGCCTGGAATGCCTGGAATGCCACCAATGCCGGGTGCCCCAATGCCTCCTGGGGCACCAGTACCCCTTGACCCAAACACAATGCAGGGAGCGATGGCTGAAGCAGCTGGTGCGGGCGAGTTGGCCCAAACAACCGTTCCGGCCGAGGCCGCACCACCAGTAACTCCGCCGCCCCCAGTACCCGGAATGACGATGGCTGGCGCAGACGCTTCTCTAGTTGAAACAAAGACTGAAGAAGATGAAATAGAAGAAAAAAATGACTCTTACTTCGAAGACAAGTCGGAGATGGCTATCGAAAGATGGGCCGAAATTCTTTCAAGAAGCATTGAGCGCGTCATAGAAAGACAGCAAAGGGTCGTTCTTGAGAAGGTGACTGGAATGAAGGCCAGAAAGGCCCTATCTGCTGGAACCCTTGAGGTGGACGCAGTTCTAGCTATCGATACTTGGGATAGACAGATGGAAGAGGACATTAAGCCAATTCTTTCTGCGATTATTCGCGACTCTCACGATGCTAGAAAAGAATTTGGCGAAGCTAACGGAATCAAAGTAAAGAGCCTGCCAAAACTTGACACGGTAAAGACCGTTGACTCTCAGGTTGGTGTAATTAAGTCACTCAACAGGGAGAACGTCAATGAAATACAGCGCCTCTACATTGACAGCCTTAATCTCATTGACGGAGATAGTAGAGCGTCGATGATTCGTGAGGGAATTGTCGACATGTACACCAACTTTTTTGCCAAAGAACAGGCTGAAATTGCTATGGATGTTGCCAGAAGTACCTGGAATTACGCCCAAACTGTTTAATTGCTGTAAATATTATCTTTATACAGCTATAAAAATCGAAACTTACACTGCTCAGACTTAATAGTGGTTTATTATCAGATAGTCCACTACGGAAGGTAGCCCAATGCCAGGTGAGGTTTTTGAATACAAGACAACTGCGCTAGGCACTGCCGAGGGCAAGGCCGACTCAGTTAACCTCAATGAGGCGCAGGGTATTGTCGAGTGTTTCGTTGCTGGCATCGGAAACAAGGACTCAGTTGGTGACATCGTTGCCACTGGTGCTTTTACAAAGAGCTTGATGCGTAGAAAACCACGTGTTGTATGGGGCCATAACTGGAATGACCCGATTGGTAAAGTTCTAGAGATTTACGAAGTTCCTCCCACCGATAATCGCTTGCCAATGAAGATGAAAATGGCTGGAATTGGTGGACTTTTTGCTCGCGTCCAGTTCAATCTTCAGTCCGAGAAGGGCCGGGAAGCCTTTGCAAATGTTGCCTTTTTTGGCGAGGAGCAAGAGTGGTCAATTGGTTACAAGACGCTACGCGCTCAGTATGACCAGAAATCTCAGGCAAATGTCATCTTTGAGCTTGAACTATACGAAGTCTCCCCCGTTCTGCATGGTGCAAACCAGCTAACTGGAACAATCTCAGTTAAGTCAGATGAAAAGGGCGGAATGATGACCCCATCACCGATGATGATGATGGAAGAAGACGAGACAGACGAAATCCAAAAGCAGCTATCGATGGTTATCGGTTCAAAGGTCATGATTGATGACGTTGCTGATGACATGATTACCTTCTCGCGTAGGGAAGACGAAGGAAAAGTGGGCAAGTACAAGTGCCACTACAGCCGTGGACCTGCCGGATTTATGTTTGGCCCACCACAGCGTGTTCCTATGGCTCCAAAGCCAATGCCAATGATGCCAATGGCTTCACCTGGAATGCCGTCAGTCCCAGAAAGAATTATGCGTCCTTCGCAGATGCCGGGAATCCCTGTTGCAATCAAGCCAGGCGAGGCTGGGATGCAAATAGTTCCGCTTCCGCCAGTTGATTACGAGGACTCAGGTAAAAAGCCTCGTCCGCAGTTCGACCCGAACAATATCGACTCAGAAGAGGCTGACCTCCGCGATTCTCTTCTTAAGATAGTTAAGCGCTATGGCAAGTTTAATGAAGACGCTGATGGCGTTTGGGCTGGGTACACATCGGCCGCAGAAAATGATGTCAAGAACATCGGCGTCAAGTGCGCCAACTGCGTATTTTTCAAGGGTGGGAACTCTTGCCAGATAATCGACCTCGACATTGAATCTGAAGGTAAGTGCAGATTTGCAGTCATTCCTAAGGGTGTAGTCAAGGGTGATGTTGTCATCAAGAAGTCTTACGAATACCAGACAGAAGCAAATGAAGAGGATTACCTTGAGGACCTTGAGGTTAAGTATCCAGGCGAACTAGCCGTAGCTGCTCTAAGAGGAATTATTGGGCGTAAGCGCAAGAAGAATCGTAAATACAAGAGCCTCGCTGACTTCGGTCGCGAGGGCGATGACATGAATGGCGCATACTGCATTCCGGTAATGCCGCAGTATGCGTTCCGTGTAAAGCAGGCTCTCGACCCAATTTTTGATTACCACTATGCCGACGCTTATGTGGATACGGATGGAATTGTTATCACTTCGGGGGCCAGCTTTGAGCTCATCGACGCAATTGATACCGCGCTTGATAATTTAAAAAAAAAATCCTTAAATGATGGTGGCATAGAAGAAAAGGCTATTGGCTACCGCCTAGGCAGGGCAATTGGTAGCCGAATGGTTGACCGACCAAATCTTGGTGGCGGTCGCTCTCGTGGAAGATTCTTCACCAGCTCTGGTGCTCAGGACTTTGACCCATTCACCGCAAGAGACGTTGACCTTGATGGAATTGTTGGTGAGGGCCTATTCATGCGAGGCACACCCCTTGCGCAGGCCGACCCAACCCCAGACGGTCCTGGCTCAATACGCAACCCAAAGCCATCCCCCGAGCAGCTCAAGAAGCCAGGCGCACCTGGCGCGCCAGTATCAAAGCCAGCAACAGGACTTTCGAGTGGAAAGCTCTATGAGGTTCCACGTGTGGATGACCCAGATGTTGCGTCGTTTGACAAAATGGCCATGGCTGAAGAGCAGAGAGAACAGCTACAGGGTGTTCTTGATGGGGCAAGTGACCCAGACCAAATAAAGAGACTGCGTAAGGCAATCAACGAACTCGACAAATACATGAATCGTGTCGAGAAGATGTCAGAGCGCGAAATGCGTCAGCAGGATGCTGGAGACGTAACCAAACTCTCAAGCGGTTACCAGCGCTTCCTCAGCACCCCAGACAATAAGCGTAGCGATTTTGACAAGGTTAAGTATCAGGGCCCACTCAACAAGTTCAAAGAAGGTGAAAGACTTTCCTCTGGAAAGGTTCTTGACTCCGACAATGTAACCCCAGAAGAGCAAAAGCAAATTCTGGATGATGTTTATGCCAAGATGACAGAGCAGATTATTACTGCTCTTGAAGAAATTGCCAAGAATCCAGGCAATGCGAGATGGGAAATCCCGTGGCGCCAACTGGAAATCATGGCGAGAAACGCAACTGGCCAGAAGCGTGTTTATCAGGGAACAAACCAGCTGATGCTGACACTAATCAGCAGCGCTAGGGGCTACAAGACGAATCGCTGGGCCGGAGCTGGTCAGTGGAAAAAGATTGGCGGCAAAATAAGCAAGGAGGCCATGGAAAAGCGTGGCGTCCAGATTCTTGCTCCGAACAAAACAGAGACAGCCATACTCGATAGGGATGGAAATGTAGTTGGCAGCTATCGCGGCTTCCACACAACCACAGTCTGGAACGTCGCAGACGTTGAGGGTCTCCCACCAGAAATGTATGAATTAGATGATGTTCTTCAGTTGTCACCAGAGCAGAGACTCCAGGACCTGGAAGATGTAATCAAAGAAATTGCTCCAGCATGGAAGGAAGTCAAGGGCAATAGGGCTTTCTATAGCCCAATGGCTGACGAAATCACAATGCCGCAGTTTGAGCAGTTCAAGGACCCATTGAACTTCTACTCAACGCTATTCCACGAGACCGTTCACTGGACATCACACCCATCAAGAATGAACAGAAAACTTGGCAAACAGTTTGGTGATGCTGATTATGCATTCGAAGAACTTATTGCCGAGATTGGTTCGGCATTTGCTCTTGGCGCAATGGGTGTTGAAGCTCCAGTGAGAAAAGACCACGCACCGTACTTGGCTTCATGGCTCCAGGCTCTACGTAGCCGTCCAGAGGCATTGAAAGACGCAATTACTCAAGCTCAGCAGGCTGTTGACTTCCTGATGAATCGTTCGGCAACCATGCGCAAGCGTGCTGGTATTCCGGATGGCGAGCGCAAGGGCAAGGACGAGGCAACCGCTGAAGTCCCAATGATTGTTGGATTTGAGGATTCACCAAAGATTCCGACAATTGGTGGCGTGCGTGGAACATTTGGCGACGAAGACATTGAGGACATAGTTCCTCCAGCTCCAGCAGAAAAGCCAAAGAGAACGAGGAAGGGCTCAAAGGCCTCCGGCGAGGCTTCAACCGAGGCCCTGTCTAGCGGCGCAATGATGAGCAACCTCAATACCGTTGATGAAGACATTATCGGCGGCGGCTATATCCGTCGTGAGGGTCGCGACGGGTTAGCTAAGGACGTATCTGGACGCTTGTCCAGTGGTGCATCGCGTGGTTCAGTCCAGCATAGGAGCGGTGACGAAGCTCGTGCCGTAAAACGCTCACCAGGAACGGCACATTTCGGAAGCCTATATGGATTCTCTTATGAGCCAACAGAGCAGCAGAAAGACATCATCGATACTGGTCTTGCTTTAATGTTTGGCGAGCAAAAAGGCATCATGACTGTTTCTGCTGGTGCCGGCTCAGGGAAAACAACAACCCTCAAGGCATTGATGGCCGCAGCTGAACGCGAGTTTGATATCACGCGATTCATTAATCGACCGGAAGCCCTAAAGGAAAAACTGGATTTCATCTCCGAGAAGTACAGCACCGATGATGACAAGTTTGACCTTTCCTCAATGTCGGAAGAGGACAGGGATACAAAACTTTCTGAACTTAGAGACAAATTTAAGTCACCAACGGCGTACTACGTTGTTTTCAACAAGAAGAATGAAGAAGAGGCTGCTGCTGAATTCAGCGACAACACTGGTGTATCAACACTAAACAGGCTGTCTTGGTGGTCATTGTTGCTCGGTCAGGGTGACGAAAAGTATGGCAAGAAGTTCCGCGACAAGGTAAAAATTTCCACCCAGGATAGAGGGACATTTGCCAGAAGAGACAAAGACGGAAAACTTCAAACAATCAAGTTCACAAAAGTTGATGGAACAGAGGGTGAGACGGTTGGGTACGACCCGGGCTGGAGAGACCTTGGTTATTTGAAGCTATCTGACTCAAACGGCTGGATTAAAGCACTCAAGCTCACCGATAGAGAAGAGTTCTCTGCTGGCAAGGGTGCCGGAATGCCAACCCCAATAGCGGGAGTAAATCTAACAGTTAGAGACTATGCAGACATTCTTAACAAGGCACTCAAGGCATTCGCAAACAGTGCTGACGAGAAAATCGGCCCACAGCACTTCAAGAGAGCAGACATCAACAAGGGCAGAGCATCTGATTCAATTGTTGACACTGAATGGCCTTCAATTCCAGACCAGTGGTTGAAAGACGCCAATGATGGTTGGAACATGGTTACCGACCCGGACAGCATCGTCCTTCCAGACCAAGGGCAGACAGACAAACTCTGGGCGATGACCGACCCAGACCTGAGAAGCGACCCTGGCTTGATTGGTCATGCCACAGGAAAAGACCTAGAGGCAAACGTTCAGGTTCCAAAGGAAACAAAAGTTGGGGACATTCTCCCTGACGGACGTGTGGTTATCTCTGTAAAGACAGGCCAGAAAGGCAAGAACTTCCAGGCCACGGTCGCGCGGAGATACGCAACTAAGGATAACCCGCTGTCAATGTTCATGATTGACGAAGCTCAAGATATGAACCCAGTAATGGAGCAGGTGTTAAATAAGAACAGAGACAATCTCTCTATTCTACTTGTTGGCGACAAGAGGCAAGCAGTTTATGCGTTCCGTGGTGCTAAAGACATTCTTTCCTCACTAAACGGCGACTATGACCTCCCATTGAATGAGTCGTTCCGTTATGGACCAACTGTTGCTTGGTTGGCAAACCTGATTCAGTCACAGGGCAATATTGACGATTCTGAATTGGGAATAGAAGACAGATTCCACCACGTTGCCGGTTTGGCTGTTGATGTAATCAACAACGACTTCGACATGGATGGCCTTTCCCCAGAAAGAGCCCGCGAAGCCTTAGTAAAGATTGAGTCAAAGTACAAGAGCGACAGAATCAGAATTGCCCAAAAAGGCATTCGTGATGATTTCGATATGACAAGCATGACTGTTGACCAGAGAAGAGAAAAGCTCAAAGCAGCAGACAAGAAGTACAAGACAAAGCTTGCATCTTTGTCTGATGATGAAATTGTTTCAGGTATTGAAATCAACAAGGCTCTCTCCAAGGAGCTCCGAAAAGTAGAAGATAGTTACGTTGCTCTTGCCGATATGGACGAGGCAGCAAGAAGCAAGGAGCTTGCGTCACTAAAGGATGTTCTTTCAAAAGAAGCAGCTGGTGAGTTTGTTGCCGACATGAAGGACGCTGACGCAATCCTTACGCGCGATAATGCAACAATTATTTATGAAGCATTGCAGTTCATCCAAAACTTCCAGCCGAGATTCACCAGAAACGGACAGGAACTCCCTCCCGTTGTGATGATTCCAGCGACAAAACACAGAGAAATGAAAGCATTCTTTGAGCACTTGTCGTTCGTAATGGATACACCGGTAGATAAGCAGATAGAGCTGACAAAGAAGGGGTTGCGCCCGAAAGCGTCTTCATGGATTGGTGATGTTTGGGATGCTGGCGAAATAAAGCGCAGGGCTCAACAAGAGCAGTATGCACAGCTCAAGTCAATGTACAAGCTTGTTACTCGCGGCAATAAAAACCTCGGAATCCCACCACGCAGGGCATGGGAATACCGAAACATGTTCGCTAATGGCGTAACGCCAGGAATCAAGGCGCCAGTCATTGTTCCAGAGAGAAAGATGCTCAATCTTTCCAAGCTCAAGGACGTAAATGTTGATGACCTAAAGACCATATCTGCACAGCGCGGAACGGGTTTCACCTCAACGTCAACAGCAAGTCGTGCCAGAAGATTTGAGGTAATTCCAGACACAACCGGTAAAGGAAAGAGCAAGGTTCAGTGGCACCTCCAGCTCGCGGATGTGAACGGAAAGCGTGAGGGCGAATGGACGGGGGCCATTGAGTTATTTGACTGGGGCATTGATAGCGGTGGTGAATACACCGATACCAAGACTGGAAAAGTCGTAAAAGCGCCACAGGGTGTCTACTTCAGAGACATGATGAGAATCCTAGAGGATAGTGATTACTACGGTGGAAAAGTCCAATTCAAGAAGAACGGTCTCCGAAACAAGGAAGGTTCTGGAAAAGAGTTTGGAGACACTGTTGTTATCAAGGGCGATACCGACGAAGAAACTGCTTTTATTCTCAACGACATAGTAAGCCGCATGAGGACTTCAGCAAAAACGCCAAATGCTGACGTTGAAATAACAACCGCGCAGCTATCCAAGGGTAGAGAGTGGGATAGGGTCCGCGTTGCTTCTGACTTCCGTAATCCTCCAGACCTCGACATAGACCCAGAAACTGGAAAACCAGTTGAGAGTCGCTCCAGAAGAGAGGAACTCAACATTGTTTATGTTGCTCTAACTAGAGCAAAGAGAGCAATCGACCCGGGCAAGGCAATATACGACCTTTACCTCTCTGACACTGTGTCGGCAAGACAAAGGGAGGCAATCGACAAGGCTATTGAGGACGGCAGAATGCCCGACTATCTCAATAAGCCGGAAGGCCTGTTTGACCCATACTCTGGGGAAATAAATGCACCAACACCAACAATCGAAGACGACGACGATGAGCCTGGCGACTACGAAGTTGGTGGTGGCGATGATGGCAAGTCAATTGACGACATAATCAAAGAAAAAGAAGAGGAAAAAGAAGACGAAGACGCCAGCATCGACGGAATCGAAGACATCGGTGACGAGGACGCGTCCAATAGTCCAGACATGGACCAGTTCGTTGACTTCCTTTCCTCTGGTCGCTCAGGTCGCGGACGCAGAAACCGCAGACTAAATCGTTCCCGTCAAACCCCATGGTCCGACGAAGACAGGCAAAGATTTGCTGACCGTGACAGGCTGAGGGCAAATCGTCGCCCTGGCAAGCGGAATGATGGTCCGTCGCCAGAAGAGTTCTTCTCTAGCGGTCGTACCGATGTGGAGCTAGAAGGAAGATTTGGTCGCAGACTGCGCCAGGGCGGAGCTCAGCGCGCACCAAGGAATGCAAGACCAAGCACACAAGGAATTGCAGGTCTGAGGTTGTCTGGAAACCCAGAAACAAACTCTAAAGCTAGACGCGAACTCGATTATTCAATGCGCGTATGGGACGGATTCAAGAGAACCGGCATAGCCCTTGACGTGAATAGTGATGATTCTGGAACTGATGCAAGACAGAGACAGATTCGCGAAGCGATGAACAACGTTTCACAGAGAATGGCAGACAGACCACAAATTACTGTTGGTAGCGTTTCGTCAAACAACCCTAACCAGAACCCAACAGCCTCAACATGGATGCTCTCCACGGAAAAACTGAAGGATACGATAAGAATTCCAACGGAATACTCTGTCCAGACCGACCCAGGAACCGGAAGAAAAGACATTACTTGGACCCAATCGCGTCCACTAAGCAATGATGAGCTGGCATCCCTGCTGAACCTTGACAAGCCAAATGCGGCAAAACTTTCGGACCCCGATGCCGGAATTAACCACGATGCGGTACGCATGCTTGTTGCCGAACTTGGAAAACAGCCAGAGTTTGCTGGATGGAGGCTTTTTGCCCCTGTCACAAGAGCAGACGAAGACTTTGCTGAAATGAACGTAATGGAACGATTTGCGGAAAATCTTGGCAGGGCCAACATGCGTGACCGATTCATAATCGAAACATTTGGCAAGGACGCATTCCCACACTGGTTTGACGAGGAAGAAAATAACCCAATCTCCCCAGAGGAATACGATTCACTTGGTGAGGTGAGCAGGGTTTCACAATTCCGTGCTAGCGGCCGATTCGATAAAGATAGCGCCACCAGGGGTGACTCACCAGTTGAGGAAATGCTCATGGAGGAGTCAATTGATGAGGCAGAACTTCCTGACATACAGGAGCCAGATGTTTCTGCGGAGGAGCTAAGGGCTGACAAGACTGCGCGCAAGGACTTTGAACTTGACGCTCTTCTCAAGTATCTGGGTATCCCAGAAAAGGGATGGCAACAGAGAATGCGCGAAAGACTGCAGCAGTCGTTCGGCATGGATGATGTTGGTCTTGGCGCACAGAGTGACTGGAAGAAAAACGGAGTTCCAATCGCGTATATCAACCAGATGATAAAGGCTGGTCTCATTCCAGACGCCAGTTCTGTTTGGCGAGATGGAGACTCCGGTTCAAAACTGGATTCAGAACTCAGCAACGCGAAACATGCTGTTTATGAGGCACTTAATGAATTTATTGACAAGAGTTTTCCGAATTCGCCGCAAAACAGCACAAAAACGCGCAACTACATAACAAACAGCACAGATATGGCCCTATATCTGTCGGAGTCAGCAAAGAGAAAAGGTTCCGTATTCAGCCCAAGAAAGGGCGATGAACCAAGATTCAGCAGCAACGAGCTACAACAGATTGTCAACAGATTCAATGAAGCATTTGGAACGAATCACACCATTGAAGACATCTTCAGTAGAGAGCAGCTAGAGACAGCACGCAGAAGAATTGAAGAGGATGGCGAGACACTCTCTGGAAAAAAACGAGAGAGAAGAAAGGTTAAGCCAGACAATTTCGCCAACGATTAACAGGCAAGCAAATTAGCAAACGTTACTAATTAGCGCGCAAGGTTCTGATACGTTATAATTTAAGCAAATTGATTGGTTAATGTCCCTATGGCATTTCCCTGCATTTACGGGAGTTCTATGAGCTACGACGAGAAAGCCACAGTCAGCATTGACGCCGAGGGCAACGTTCTTAAGTGCGCCAAAGGCGCTAGTGCCGCTGACTGCGGTTTTGTTAAGGGTTCGGAGTTGTGCGCAAAGTGCGGCGCCATGCCTGTTGAGATGAAGATGGTTCCCGCCTCTGAGTTGGAGGAGAAGGAAATGGCCATGGAAGCTCCGGAAATGAAGCCGAAGAAGAAGCCTGCAGAAGGTGGCGTTGTTGGCGTAATGGAAGTTGACCTTGAGGCAGACACCGAAGAGGAAGAAGACGAAGACGGCGAGCCAATGGAGAAATCATCTAAAGAGATGAAGCCCAAGAGGGTCCCAGTTCCTGGCCAGGTAATAATGGCTGATGACGAGGGCGAAGAGGCAGCGCTTGACGAAGCCGAAATGGACATGGAGTCAATGGGTGACGAAGACGAGGAGTCTTCTGCTCAAAGAACTATGGGCAAGGCGAAGGCTGCAAAGCTTGAGGTAGAAATCGACTCAGAAGATGATGACGAAGAGTCAGACGACGAAGAAATGTCGGAAGACGAAGAAATGTCAGACGAGGACGAAGAGGACGAGGAATACGAGGAAGACGAAGACGATGAGCTCATTATGGGCGAGAAGTCATTCTCTGCTCGCGACTCAGAGTGGGAAGACATTCGCAGGTCACGAATTAAGTCCCTTGGAATAAAGACAGCTGACCTTGGCGCTCACGGATATCTATGTGCAATAGAGAGAAAAGCCTATGCGGGTTCTTCTCCTGTTTGCGACGACTGCCCAGGTGGTTGTGTTGCTGAAAAGGGTCTGCCCGGACTGCTACACGTCGAAGGTTTGGCAGAAAAAATGTTCGATGGTGTTGTTGTTGACTCCGGCTACTCGCAGCCAGCAGACATGTTTGTTGTTGACGTACAGACAAAGGATGGTTCCGTCAAGGAAGTATTCATCGACGGAACAAGCGCAGAAGTTTTGGGCTTCCAGAAGCTCGATGAATCAGAATTTGAACAGAAGTCTGGCTTTTCTGAATACAAGCTCATTGATTTCACCGAAGCAGCAGAAATCGCCGTCAAGTCAATTGATGGACATGTTGTTGCGGTAGAGCCAGATGTTTTCGAAGGTTTTGATGCTTATGCTGTAGAAATCGAAGGATTTGACGGAAAGTCGTACGACGTCTTCGTTGCCCTTGATGGCGAAGTGCTCGGTTATGACAAGTATGAAGCTGATGAGGTTGAGCAGATTGAAGCAGAAGCAGCTGAGATTGCAATCAAGAGAGCTTTTTCTGAAGAGAGAAGAATGGAACTTGCCAAGGAAGGTATGGCTCTTCCTGACGGTTCATATCCAATCGTTTCAGAGTCCGACCTAAGAAATGCAATTCAGGCTTTCGGTAGGGCAAAAGACAAAGAGGCTGCCAAGCGCCATATTATGAAGCGCGCTCGCGACCTTAAACTCGAAAGCCTTATCCCCGCAAACTGGCTTGCCGGAAGCAAGGAAAAGAGCGAGGAGCTGGGTGATGCGGATTTCATGGCGGCCCTCGTCGAGTTCCAGCTTCTCGAAGACTCAATCGACGATAAGTAACCGAGGTCCCCGATATGTCGGGTGAACCGGTAAAGCACAGGGTAATAACGTCTGGACGTCTAGTATCTCCAGTTGCCTGCTGTAGGGACTTCGATGCTAGAGCGCTTCGTTTCAAGCAATCAATCAACGGAAGCGTCTACTCAGGCAGGCTTCAAGCAGATATAGCCGTAAAGGCGCTTGGTTGGGACATCTCTCGCAAACAAGACGAGGGAAACACTGACAATAAAAAGCGTGAATTCACCGGGGAATCAATGCCCGGTGTTGAAAAAAACGCATACGGGTATAGGTGGAAACCAGAAGCCAGATGGGAACCGGGCTCAAAGCTTGTTCTATCGCCAACAATTGAGAGCATTCGCGGAATGGATATCGAGCCTAATTTTGGCTGGATTCCAGAAAAGGAACGCGAAGTTGATTCGTTTGACAAGCTGCTGAATAAGCTGCGAAATAAACCACACATAAAAATATCTAAGTTTGATGTAAACCCTAAGACTGACGAAGTTGACACATCTTCTGAAAAAATTGTCGACCCATTTGCAATGTCAACAGGCATGACAATGGAGGAACGCAGAAGAAGGCTCAACAAGGGCAAAAACGTAGAAGAAAAATCATTAGGACCCAATCTTGGTGCGCGAGTTCCTGGCGGTTCATTGCTAGCAAGGGCAGCTGCAGCAGTTGGAATACTTAGAGATGAAAATAATAAGTTTAGGTGTCCTCCAGGAACGCCAGCAGCTAACCAGTTTACGGACGCCATGGGCTCAAACTGCTTTGGGTTCAGTGCTAGTAGATTCGCAAGATTTGCTGCTCGCCAGGCCGCAGAACTCTCCAACCAAGGAGAAATGCAGGGACTTAGAAACACTGCACGAAATGTACTTGACTTTGTTTACAACGGAAGATGGTTTCGTGACCTAGCTGATGCTGACCCAGCAAGAATTGGTCGCAGTCCATGGTATGACGCAGCAACTGGCGAAAGAATAGAAACACCTGACTGGCGTGACGTTGATGGCCCAGAAAATCTCCGCGTAACAACTAATGGGATGATTAACGCGCAAGATGAAATTGCGCGAGCTGATGCTGAAGTTCTCAGTCTACTGGATGACCTTGGTGTCGACATAAGTGATGAGGCGAGAGCCACGAATGAAGACCTTGGTCAAGCATTTGACACACTGCGACAGATGGCTAATAATGGCGACCCACGCGGATGGGATGTAAACCTTGTCAACGCAAACGGAGTAGACCAGCCAAGACTGACACCACAACAAGTCGAGCAGTTTGTCACAGCCCGCCTACAGGCCGTTCAGGGATGGACTTCACTCTCAAAAGAAGAACAAGACCTCATGGTCAAGGCTGATACTGCAAGATATTACGAAACCGAAAGAGCATTCCTTGAGTCCCTGCTAGTTCAGTTCAAGAGAAACCCATCTGCAGCAAAGTTTCTTGGAACAATCATGTACGACTCGGACTCGAACCACGAGGCCGGAACATCACTAATGCGCGATGCTGCTCAAATTATCGACATGACTGACCCTGTTACTGGGAAAACAAGAAAAGTCAAAATACCCGGGGAAATGCGTGGGGTAATCGACTTCAACATGGACATGATTATGAGCAACCAGGAAACCATGCTTCCAAACATGGGTGCTGGCCAGCGCCTGTCAATAGCTGCCATTGGCGGAAGAACAGACGCCGAATCTCAGATGGCTCTTTCACATTTTATGCTAAACGCTGACCTTGCGGCTCGCCACATGGCTGGACTCGTAGATGGTCCAAAATCATTCACAAGACACATAGGGATACACGAATTTGCCCACTTGGTCCAGGCTCAGGGATTCATGGAGGAGATTGACCGCAGAGCAAAAGCCGGAATGCTTGAGGTTCCGCAGTTCTCTAAGCGCGGCGACTATCTAGGGCAGAAAAAGATAAATAGCCTTTACGACTTAAGCGCTGGCGACATCATGAACATGATGACACAAACAGCTGACGGGATAAACCTTAAAGAACTTGGTGATGTGATGAGCCGCCTAGAGGGTGTTGCTCAGTTCTCTGGCGCATATCCAAGAGAATATGAAAAGGGAAGCGAAATATGGGCGCTCGAAGCCCTTGCTGAACTTTATGCGCTGAGGGAACAAAAACTTATAAGCGGCGATGACGTCGACTCGGTTCTGGAGTTCATGGATGACATCATGGCAAAGAGAGCTGAAACTTCGGCAGCAATCGCAAGCGCAACATATGACCTGGATGAGGTTGATTCTCCAGACATTGATTCACCAACAGCAGACGTTCTTCCTGGAATAACGCCAGAAGAACTAGACGCAATGGCAGAAGAAGCGCTAGTCCGTAGGGTTGCCGACAGGAGAGAAACTCTAAAAGCTTTCAGAAGTGACTATTCGGGACTCACTCAGGAGGAGATGTTTGATGTTGCTACAGAAATAGCGACAGATTACACTATCGCTAAAGAAAGTCTGGATGAAATAGAAAAGTCGGAAATCCCATCTGGCTTAACACCGGAAGAAACAGATGCTGCAACAAGAGCCAGACAAGAGCTTCTTGATATAGCCATAGAAGAGGCTCAATTCCATGAGAAGAAGTACGACGATGCACGTCGTGAATGGAAAAAGAAGTATGGAATTGGTGCTCGTTCGGAAAACGCAAGATTTGACGCAGAAGTAGGGTCACTAAGGGAGTCTCGCGGCCTACTTAGTCCATCGGAAGCTGCTAAAAATGCAAGAGCAAGACAGCTTGATGCTATTTCTGAAGACATAACACAAATCGATGATAAAAAAGCCATCAGAAAAATGGCCGACACCCAAGTTCTGATGAAGGCAAATTCTGATGATGTCGACAAATCAGTAGAACTAGCTGAAGAATTCGACACCATGAAGAATGCCATGATTGAAAAACTTAGGGCTGGTGGAGATAAACGCAGCAGGTCGAGAATTAGTAAAGAAATCGATGAAAAAATTGAAGCCCTAAACAGCCCTAAACCAAAACCAACTAGAAAATTCAAATCGAAAGCGGATGCTGATTCATTTGTTAAGTCTCGTAGGGCGAGTCAATCAAGACGACTTACGCCACGTCAACGTGAAGCCATTCGCCAGATTGGTACTGGTGAAGACGTGGATATCTCTAATGTTTTGGACCCACAGAAACAAGTTTCCGCTGGTCGTGCAATAAATCGTCGCAACGCTCGCCTTGCAAGGCTTGGTCTTGAGGTAGATGAAAATTCATCTTCTGAAGCCCCCCTTGATAGGCAAGTGCAGAATGTTTTGATTCCAACAATGGAGGCGATAGATGCCACCTCCATAACAGAGCCTTTCGAGATTGAGGCAATCGTAGAAGTTGAGTCTGGTAAGGTTTCCGGCCGCTCTGTTGGAAAAGATGTTCAGATAGACAGCCTCGTTACGGGCAGGCTTATGCCCAAGGGCCGTAGACCAACGAAGCTGACAAGACAGCAAGAATCTGATGCCCCCGAAGGCAAGAAGAAGAAGCGCGTTGTAATTTCTCTGAAGGAGGGAGACAAGGGAATATTCTCGTCTCCTGGAGAAGATGGGGAGAGCAGATTCATTCTACCTCCCGGCTCTTTGCGTGTTGTGTCTCGTGGTGACGATGGAACAATCTACATGGAGGTTTCATCTCAGAAGAATGCAGTTGAGGCTGCCGAGTCATTGAGGGATTCTCTTTCTAACGGCACTGATGACGCAATTTGGCGAAAAGGTGCATCCAATAGGGTTGGCAAGGTTGTCAATGAATATGTGACTGCACGCCGGGAAAGCAGAGATATAGATTCCCCTAGAAACGACAGCGATAAACAGATAGCAGAGACAAACTCATCCATCAATGAACAGGTAGTTGATGCTGGCTCAAGCTTTGGTGAAGGTATAGATGATGTTGACCTTCAGGGCGCAAGCGAATCATTGTCATCCGGACGTTCAATATATGGTCCAAAACAAACAAGAGCACAGAGAACCGAGTCTCGACGCAGTAAAATCTCCAGCAACGCTAAGGAAATAAGAAACATACTTTCAGGCAAAGGCTCAAAAGAATTCCCAGAACTATCAAAGGAAAATATTGACCCACGTGTTGCCGAATTAATTATGAACCTTCCAGATGAAGAACTTCATTCACTAATCGAGGAAACCGCATACAGAATGCATTCTGGCCTAGATAGGCGCGCCCATGTGAGAATGAGGGAATCAGAAGTTGATGAAATGCTCATAACTGGAACGGTTCGTTCACCACTCGCATCAAGCTCTGACGATTCTCCAGTTGCTTCAAGACGCATAGAAAGAATACTGAGACGCAACTCATCTGGCACAAGAGAAGACGGCTTCAGAAGAGCCATGCAAAGCGAATCCCTTAGCAGTGGGGCAGTCAAAAAGGGCATCGGTGAGCGCCTAAAGGGCAGGGCGATGAATCAGATAGCTGAACGAATGGGCCTCGATGATGAAGAGAAAGAAGTCATGGAGCTTGTCGTTGATACGGCCGCAGCGATGCGTTTTGGTCCTCAAGCTGCACTCACGAAACTTGGAATGGAACTAGCCAGAAGAGGAAGCAGAGACCTAGCAGAGTTTGTTGTTGAAAAACTTAAGGAAGACGACAGAATCAACGATGAACAAGCAAAGATGATTCTTAAGAGAATGAATAGAGTTGCCCCAGAGGGGCTGCCCGAACCGCTCAAGGATGCCGCAGTTTCTGCAGCAAGGGGCGCGCGCAGGATGGTTGATACACCAGAAAACAGGGAAAGAATAGCTACAGCGCGTGAATCTGCTGGACGCAGAGCAAGGCGCTTACGAGATGCAAGCGCAGAACGAGTGCGCGAAATGCGAGACAGAATAACTGGTGTTGAGGCAATCAACGACGCGGGCGAAACTGGGCCTCCTATCGGGCTACCGCCAGTGCCGGTTCTTCGCGGCGAACCACGAGTGACCCTCTCTAGCGGAAGGGTGGAGAGAACACTTAAGCCTGGCTCGATATCCCCACAAACTTCCAAAATAAAGAGCAGTCGTGCTTCAATCTCTCTCGGGGAAAATTGGCGTGACCAAATAGAAGTTTACGAGATAGGCGGAAAGCGTGTCGCCTTCGGTGTTCCCAATGAACAGTCATGGGAATCAGATATATCTGATGTTGAAGTTTTACCAATTAACCCATTTGTTATTTCTGGGCTTGACGAGACATCTGACGAGGGCCGGGAGTTGGCCATTAAGTGGACACTTGCCGGAATTGGACTTAATGAAGAAGGTAATGATTCAAAAACAGAAGCAAGTTCAATACTTTATGCAGCAACGCGCGGTGACACTGACGCACAAAAGAGACTTGATGACCTTGCCGAGGCCGGACAGAAGACAGTTGACGCAAGTCGCAAAAACATAGCCCAATTACGACAGGAAACAATCGATAGGGAAGCTGCCGCAAGAGAGAAGACCCTAAGTGAACTTAGAAGGGCATTGCCAGACGCTTCAGAAGAAGAAATACAAAGAAGAGCACGCCCCTCTCGGTCCAACGGCTTTAGTGGCCTGTCAGTAGACGACCTGTATCTCGTCCACGAAACTACATATGAACCACAGTACGACAGTGATGGTAATTTAGTTATAAGACCAACAGGCGACTACCCAATGCTTGATGAAAATGGTCAACCGCTACTCGATGACAATGGTAGACCGTGGGATACATATAGGGGAACAATACATTTTTCTATTAACCACAGGGTTTCCGGACATCAGCAAAGAGAGACCCCAGAAGCAAGCAATGTAATAATGATTCCGTTAAAGGACGTTATTGCGGCCAACCCTGGAGCACTCGACAACCTTTACGGAGTTGATACATATTTAACGCCACCACCGGGGGAGCCACTCAAACTTCCTGCGTCTGCAGTTAGGACACTCAAACTAGAAAAGGGTGAAACCGACCCATGGGGCAAGGTTCATACTGAGCTTGAAAGCATGGGAATGAGTCCTGATGTCAGGATGTATGGAGGCACAGACTCTGTTGGCCTCGATGCCGACCAGAGAATAAGTGGAATAGCTGCCCAGCTTGACGTTGAGAATAAAATGCACTCACACTCAGATAATGCACACTTTGAAAAAACAAGAAAACATGATGGTATGTCATTCCCTGTTACTCCTGGAATATTTGCTAACTTAAGTCGAAATGCTCTTCTGCGTTTAATGCATCAAGATAGATGGTCTGGGGCAAACAACTCACTATCTGAAACAACAAGAAGTGTTGTTTAGTTGGGTGGATGATTTAAATGACAAGTAACAACAATCAGCGCGGATTTAGCGCAAGAAATATAACGAAGTCAGAAAAGGCTCGGGCAAATAGATTTATTTCTGCCGCTGTTTCTCGTTCTGGTGCCAGCAAGCAGGAATCAGACAATATTAAAAAAACCATTTGGGAGCTTCGTTCAGTTGTTTCTCGTGACAGAGACTCGGGGTATATGAAAGCGGCTACGTCTGTAGCTACGGACATTGGGCCGGATTATGCAATTGCTGCAGTCTCAAGACTCGGTGATATGGGGCTTGTTGGTGACATCGAAGTTGAATCAATGATTTCCGCGATAGAAAAGAAGCACAAAACCAACAGAAATAATTCGGTGCGAATAACCCGATTATTTAATCAGGCAGCAGATGCTGTTACGGAGTCAGGAATTGGTCTTCTCGCCCCAAAGGTTATAAATGGCAGAACGATAGGTTCGGGCGGAAACCGCAATAGAAGTGCAACCAGTGAGCAAAAACCTTTAGGTGGAGAAACCGTAGAAAGAGCGGCATCGGACATTGCTAGGGATTATTACGCAAGCGTTGGTCTTGGTCAGGATGTACCTGACGAGCTAATGCCGGTCTCTGGGTACGTAATTCACGAGGACCAAATCAAAAAGAAAAGACAGCTCGCAATGTCTTCAGGTATTGGCAACGTTGAGTCAGATGCGATATTTGAATTAGGTGACGAAGATATTCTCGGTGATGGATTGACCGCCCATGGGGAAATAGAGGTTGTGCTAAAGCCCGGCGTATCAGGAAGAGTGTCATACGGAATGGGTAATGGGGTGAAAAATGGCAATAAGCCTGTTCGCCTTAACTCAACAAATAAAGAAGATGTATCTGACGCCCTATCTAATCTAGATGGCTCAAACGGAAAAATAGAGTCAATGGAGACAATGCTTAATCTGCTTGCGGCAAGTATTGATAAGGATTTTGCAGACGTCAACAGCTCACTCGATGAGTCTGGCTCAATGAGGCGCTCTGGGCAATTTGATTCAGAGAAAAGAACCCATAAACCGCTTGAAGCACATGTGCTTGGTGGATTTGACATAGATGAAATTGAGCAAATTAACTACCCGTTCACCAAGTTGCAGAAAATGGCCGCCAATCAGGATATAAGCGATGTTGTTAACGAATCATTTATTAACAACACCCTTGTTAAGAACGGATTTACTATTGAAGAAATTGAGTACATGTCTTCTACGGGGATGACTTCACGCACAAACACCGAAAGTATGGACATGCTTCGCTCCTACAGGCTTGCCGTAAAGATGCGAGACAAGTACCAGGAGTCAGGCATAAACAAATTAATGATTGCTCACCCATCTGGCATAAATATCTTTAACCCACTAAGCCACTCTAAAGCTGCGAGGCCAGGACAAGATGTTGAAGAGGTTTTGAAAGAAAACATAGAGATAGAGATAGCCGAGATGGGCAAGAAGCTCATGAAGGAAATAAGAAGCAGTGAAAAACCTTCACTTATTTCAAGACGAGGCGGCAAGCTATGAAAGCAGTACTTGTAGGGACCGTTGGAGACGACAAGCTTTACTACATAATCGACGCCACGGTCAATGACAAAGATGGCGCAATTGAGAGAGAAGATGGAACTGTTGTGAGGATTGACTTTATGTCCTTTTCCTCAAGTGCTCGCAGTTTAAAGAAAATAAGGACATCGCCATTCCATAGAAAACTATGGGATGCCCCAAGAAACATGTCTTCCGGTAGCTGGTATGAAACATTCATCTCAAAGGAAAAAGAAGTGGATGAGAAGATGCTTGCCGGGTTGCCTGTTTATTCTGCTCTTGGAAAAGACCGCAAGAAGATTGACAAGATTAATGAGAAATCTCTTGAATTTTCATCCAGTGGTTTAGCGAATCAAATTTTGAGCAAATCGGCTAATGGGCCAGTGGTAAAGTTTGATAAGCCAAAACGAGTATTCAATACGAAGCAGGAGCGGAAAGACGCATGGCTCGCCATGCACCTGCTCCGAAAAATAGAGGAGAGCGATAATGCTTGACAATGAGCAGATTAAGGCCGACCCGCTTGGCGGCATACTGCCACAGGAACTGGTCACTGGTGACATACTTAGGGGGTACGGCCCCAGAAGAGGCAATCTTGAGCGCCTACTTAGGTATTGGCGACCAATCATGAAGAAGCCTGGTGGATTCAGAAGATGTCGAGTGATTCTTGCAAACCATCCAGAGCTTTATCCACTTAGCAATATATGCGCCTGGCTGCACCATGAGACAACTGGTTTATGGCCAAACGAAGGATGTCATCATCCGGGCATGAAAAACTGCAGAAAAAAGCTTCGCAAGTTAACAAACTGGACTGATGCGCAGTTTTCTCAGTCTCTCGCTGGCAAGAAACCAAAGAATGTGGTTAGAAATCTTAAAAAGAGTGACTCCATTGAAGAGTTGGACATGTTCTTTTACGACAGGGAGTTTGCCACTGAGGAAAAGGGTCTAAACCAGGTCGTAACAGAAGGTGACATTGAGTACGCGATGAAGGTCTTGTCGGAATTTGCCGACATGGAGCCAGATTTTATCAAGTTTATCGGTGACGATAAAAATTGGCAAATAGAAGGCGAAAACGAATCTGGAACAAAGGTTTATTCTGCGTTCATTAGTTCAAAATCGGATGAGGAAAACTGCTGTGGATGAACTTCTTCCATGTTGCGACAATAACGAGCTTATTGTAACAAGAGTGGTACTTGGCGACCTTTTTGGGAAGTCAAACGTGGACCATCTACGTGGAAGAAAGCAGCTTTCCCATGCCCTAATTCAGTACAGGGCTCTCTCAAAAAGAAACGGCAACACTAAGAGAAGAAAAAGTCAGACAGGAAACAATCAAATCAGCTTCAAGGCAAATGCACTACGCCAAATAGGAAGCACGATAGGAAGCACTCTCGTTCCTGGAGACTTAGGTCCGGTAAGGTCGCCTGTTCGTTCTGCTTTTTATAGAGCAGCCACTCCAGGTTTTGGTGGAGGCCGTCGTGGCGGTTCACTGCCTGGTCAAAACCGTGCGGCCAGATGCCCCGAGGGGTATCAGTATGGTGGAAGATTTACAGACAATAGGTTTACAACTTGCGGTCAACAACTTTTCGACATACCATCAGTCCTTGGTGCAGCAGTAAGAGAAATACGCAGAGCACAGACTTCTGGACTACCGGATAGGGTGTCCGGAAGGGATATAACTGGCGGAATAGCACCAAGTTCAATCATTCAAAGTCGTGCCCCCCAGATTCCGCGTGTCGGAAACGAAAATCGCTCAATCTCTATGGGTAGAACAAGAGACATTATCCGTGACGTTGGTCAGTTTAATTCTTCGTCGTCGACGCGGGTGAGACGAATGGTAAGACGTGACGGATTTGTTCTTGAGCCGGTCGTACCAAGCCGCGTTTTGCGAGCAATACCCGACAACAGGGACATGGAAGGCGCTTCATTCATAATGTCAGCATTGTCTCCATCTGATATTGGTGGAGAAGAGCTGGGTCTTCTTTCAAATACGGGAATAAGGTCTCTTATTTATGTTCTGCCTGGTGGTTCTTCGCTGACGCTTGAAAAAGCAAGGAAGCTCACTGTTGGCGAAAGAAGAAAGCTTGGGCGGGTAGTTAACACTGCACAGGAGATAAATAACTCAACAAACCCAGCAGCAAGACTGGTAAACGTTTCTCAAGAAATTGGCGACGGGATTCAGTACTCAGAAAAATTTGTTGGGATAAAGAACCCAAACGAGCCAGTTGGCAAGACAACCAGATGGGCACAAGAGCTCCTTTTTTCAAAGAGAAGAAAAAAGCCAGTTGATGTTTCCACCTCGGAATCAAGAGAAACTGTGTCTTTTGATGCAAAGCGTAAGCTTATTAAAGATATTGACAGGGCAATGGCTCACCTATCTGGGGGTGGCTCTCTCTCTGCAATCCACCCAGACATTCTTTCTGAGGTAATTAAGCGTTCCAACGCTATCCAGAAACAGAAAATGGGCAACAACATTACTGCAGTTGTATCTGGGCCAGAAAAGTATTTCATGTATGAGCGTCCAGCAAAATTCCAACATCTCGGTGAAAGGTTTGCTTCAGACGTACAGCAGTTCCTTGGGCTTAGCTCACCTGACGTGCTTTTTGTTGGCAAAGCCGGCGATAAAAGAACGTACTTGCGCCAGGATGTTGAAGCAGCAATACCGGGTGGCGTGTTTAATCCAAATGCAAAGTTTCAGGACATAGGTTACGAGGATGTGGCCCGGATGATTGTTGCCGATTTCCTTACTGACCAGAGAAATAGGCCATCAACATCGATTTATCCAATAGATACCCCTGATGGCACAAGGGCAGTGCTTGCACAAAACACTACTTCTGGTCTGACAGACCTATCCAAGATAGAAATCACCAAAAGAATGAAATTGAGACTCAATGACTTCTATGAATCAGGCCTGACACCAGCATATTCTGAGTATTACCAGACTTTGAAGGCTGAACAAAGGGTTCTATTGATTCAGTTCATTGGTCAGCTCATTAATAGGGCAAGAAAGTTCAGTACTTCCAATTTCCAGAACGATATGAACAGATATGGAATGTCTGCAGGCGAAAAGATACACATGGAAATCATGGAAAAACTTTTCACAGAGCGACTTGATGTTCTTAGAAATCAAAAAAACATCCTAAACACGATAATCAGAGGCGCCTAAAATGAAAAAAGTCGCAATAATCAAAGATTTGTTCAGAAACACCCCTCATGTTGTTATTTCCGATAATGACGGTGTAATTGAATCAAAGAGTTTGACGGAGTACGGGAAGCGGATAGTTGCAGAAAGCTCTATATCTGCAGATATAGAGCAAATAGCTCTTCCCGAGGGGTTTGTTTGCACTGGATTCAAGTCCGTAACCCCATCGATTGAAAAAATGCTTGGTTCGTTTGCCTCGGACGCCATAGAAACCAAGTCACTAAAACAAGATTACGTTACTGAAAAACCATCGCAGGCCTTTCGCATGTTTAGCAATAGACACACAAACACTGAATTAAGTGAAAACAAGCCCTCATCAGAGCTATCAATAGCAAAATTTTCTTCTGTTGAGTCAAAAATGAATGCAATTGATTATAAGGCAAGACAATTCGAGGTCGCTTCGCGGATTTCGTCCATCATTTCCCCCATAAAGAGTGGAAAATTTGGTTTCGATACAACTAAGTCAGCATTTGTTCCACGAAAAAATAATGCAATCTCTCTACTTGCCTCCGAAATTGCAGAAAAATCTGTGCCTGAATCAATGATGGGCAGATTTCTTTCAGATGACGGAAAACGCGATAGGACCACAGCCAGAAGAAGACTGAAGAGAAGAGCGAGAAACCTGTCTCCAGTTATTGATGGCAAAAAAATGCTTTCTGGTAAGCAAAGAATAACAATTTCAATTAAGTCGAAACTTGGGTAATCATGGCACGCGAAAAGAAATTAGTCGATAAAGTTCAGGCACTTGCAATGGCCAGAGAAATTGGCTGCACTGGTGCGCATCTTTCCGCAGACGGAAACTGGATGCCATGCGAGACAATGGAAGAAATGGAGAGAATCTCCAATATTGCGGAAACATCGAAATGGAGAACAGTTGTCCCCGGTTACAGCCCTAAGAAAAAACGCGAGATGGGTAAGAGGAAAAAGAAAAGAAGTGATTGGGAGAACCTCCGCGAAGCCCCAATAATGGGCATAGCTACACTCCCTGGCGGTGGACTCGTGTCGGCAACTTCTTTTGGTGGCAAATCAGTCGGCCCAGAATATATCCGCGAGACAGACATGGATGTATTTATGGACCCAGAGTCAGCTAGGGCTCGTTCAAGACAGCTTGGGTGCATCGGCATTAGTAGGCGGGTCAGCAAAAATGGACGCTCGGTATGGATGCCGTGCAGCAACATGACGGATTATGCAAACAGGGCTGGCTCAACGGCCCTTGGTAGACGAAATATCTCCAAAAGAAGAGACAATGAAACCAGGGAAGCAGTTCGGGTTGTTCTTTCAGAACGAGGAAATAAGCCCGTAAAACGCAAGTCAAGCATCCCTGAAGAACTAAGGCACAAGTAGCAGTAAAAAAACTATTTACACACTTTAATGGCAAAACATAATTAGTTCCACTAAATGATGTCAATCATCTGTTATTTTTGATTATTAGCAGGGCTGGGTGCTTACCTAAGCCATCCGCTGAAAAGCAATTAATCCAACCCTTCAACTTCAATAAGAGGTAAACACAATGTCGGAAGACAAAGCCCGCATCTCAGAGCTCCAGTCAGCTCTAAGAACCAAAATGGACGAGAATAAGGCAATTGCCGACTCGTTCCGCGTTGAGGACGGCACAGTAGTCGTCTCCTCAGACCAGAAGACAGCGTTCGACAAGAACATGCGCGACATCAAAGAAATCAAGTCGCTTCTTTCGGACCTTCAGACCATCGAAAACGTTGACAGCTGGTCAAATCAGCCAGCAGGTGACTCGGTTTCTTCAGCCTATGCTGCTGCTGCCGCTGACCTCACCCAGTTGACATCACGTGAAATCAAGAGCATCGGCCAGATGTTCCTTGAGTCAGCTGAGTTCAAGGCCCTCAACGGTGGACGTAATGGCGCAAACATGGCCGCTCCATGGCAGGTGAAGGCTTCCCTCACCAGCTTCTCAGGTGGTTACAACGTCAAGGACGTCTTCTCAGGTATGCCAAGCGGTGACATCACCACTGGCCTTGGTTCAGTTCAGCGTGACGCAATCGTTACTCCTCCAATGCGTACCAAGCGCGTTCGTGACCTTTTCCCGGTCCGTCGCACAAACGCAGCGGTTATCGAGTACTTCCGTCAGCTCGGGTTCACCACACTTGAGGCTGGTCATGGCGTAAACAACGCTGCGACAGTTGCAGAGCGTGGAACCGGCGCAGCGAGCGCGACCTTCGGCATCAAGCCACAGTCGTCATTCGCTTTCGTTGGCGAGCAGGCTCCAGTGCGCACACTCGCACACTGGGAAGCAGCACACCGCAACGTTCTTGCCGATGAGCCACAGCTGCGCTCAATCATCGACAACGAGCTAATGTACGGTCTGCGTCTCCTCGAAGACAACCAGATTCTGAACGGTGACGGAACCGGCGAGAACCTTCTCGGCGTGCTCAACACACCAAACATTCAGGAATACGCATGGTCAGATGGAGAAACCGCTCCAGTTGCTGACACCAAGGCTGACGCAATTCGTCGTGCTGCTACCCTCTCGTTCCTGGCTTACTACGAGCCAAGCGGTGTTGTTCTACACCCGAACGACTGGGAAGACATCGAACTGACGAAGGACGAGCAGGGTCAGTACCTAATCGCAGTTTCGGTTGCGATGGGTGGTGAGCCAAAGGTCTGGCGCATGCCGCTGGTGGACACCCCAGCCATCGATGAGGGCACTGCTCTTGTTGGTGCCTTCGGTACCGGCGCTCAGTTGTACGACCGCGAGGAAGCCAGCATCCGTATTTCGGAACAGCACTCAGACTTCTTCGTACGCAACGCCATCGTCATCTTGGCCGAGCAGCGCCTAGCCCTAGCGGTGAAGCGTCCAGAGGCCTTCGTGAAGGTGTCATTCGACAGCGCACCTGTCTGATAACGACCAACGCGTAGCAACGCAAGAGAGAACCCTGGGGCAACGGGAAACCGGAACCCCAGGGTTCTTTTCTATCTACAAACAACTTTCATGGGATAATGTAGCTATATGGATGAAACCAATAACGAGAATCTTGACTCCCTCTTTGAGCAGCTTCTTAATATTTCTGACGCCATAGACGTCGAAGAAGAACTTGCCCTAATTGCTGAGCAGTCAATAGTCGAACTAAAGAGCGATTCAATGATGCCGATATTCGATGAATACTACGGTGGGAAAATCTTAAATGACTGCATTGAAGGCAAGGCAGCCAAGAAAAGACTCAAAGACCCCAAGGGTGGTCTCACTGCTGCTGGGCGCGCCTACTTCAAGCGCAAAGAAGGGGCAAACCTAAAACCCGGAGTAATGGGGCCAGCAAATACTCCAGAAAAGATGAGAAGGAAGGGCTCCTTCCTAACACGCTTCTTCACGAATCCATCCGGGCCAATGGTTGACGAAAAAGGTAGAGCCACAAGGCTTGCGCTCTCTGCCGCAGCATGGGGTGAACCAGTACCCAAAAATATGGAAGATGCAGCAAAGCTTGCAGCAAAGGGGAGAAGACTTCTTGAGCGTTATAGCAAGGTTAAGAAGAAGTCAGAAAATCCCGAAGAATTTAGTTTGTCAATATTTGGCTCGACACAAAGAAAATCGGCTGACCGCAGTATTCATGATACGGACCTCACCGGTATTGGCGTAATTAGTGAACTCTATACCCCGGAAGAGCTAGTTACAGACGAATCGGTAACCACACTTCGCGATGAGACCAGGAAAGCAATGTTGATGCTTTCCCCATCTTTTATGAAAGGCGACCGAATGTTTGCTGGTGACGAATCCGTCATGGCCAGAATGAACAGGGCGTCACGACAAATGGCTAAAGCGAGAAAAGATAAGCGCTAATTAGTTTTCGCGTGCTCATTGCATAGCGTCTTGATGTAGCCAGAGTTCCTGGTTGCCCCAGGAGAACCACAGAGCTCGCATGTCGAAGAAGACATCTTTTCATATTTAGAAACAACCCCACACATCTGCTTGTAAAGAGATGGGTTACTAGAAGAAAAGTAATACTTGAGTGTTCCAAATTTCTCTTTAATCTGGGCAATCGTATACTCGTCATCTATTGTTTTTAACTCCTGATGGCAGTTGGCGATAATTTCATTCCACCCATGCTCGCAATCTATTATTGCGGGAAAACCAGACTGGAACCGGGACAATATATCCCTAAAGTCACCAAGTCTCTCTGTTGGTTCGAATTCAGCCATCCGAACATTGTACACCTTATGCGGTATTTATTTGGCTGGCGAGGCAGGGCTCGAACCTGCGACCAAAGGATTAACAGTCCTCCGCTCTGCCAACTGAGCTACTCGCCAATGATTGAATACTACCTTGTGGGCTAGGCGGGATTTGAACCCGCATCCCTTTCGGGAGAGGATTTTAAGTCCTCCGTGTATGCCATTCCACCACTAGCCCCCTGCTGCTGGGCTACGCACCCCACGCTGTCAAAATGGCGCGTCGGGCAGGACTCGAACCTGCAATCGACAGATTAGAAGTCTGTTGCCTTATCCATTTGGCCACCGACGCATTTGTTGGTGGCCACCCCGAGTTCGTACTTTTCGGGGTGGCCACTTACAATCACTTTACCGGGCAGGCTCCAGTTGCGCAATTCTCTAAATCGAACTCTGCGTCAAACTTGCTCTGGACCAAAGGTAGGTCGAAATTAATCTTCGAAACAGTCTTCGTGTACTGCTCTTCCGTAATTTCCTCATATGGAGGTAGGGCAAAGTTGTGGTCACTATGCAAGAGGAACGAAACAGATTTTACGCCTTTGTCATAGTTCTGGCTCAACCATGACTTGATGTCATCAAGCTCTTCTTTACGGTAATAAACAGTCACAGAAACTGCATTATCTGCCCACTGTGTCTGCATTTTCTTAACCCACTCAAGCTGCTCGATTGCTGTCATATCTTTTGCGAGAATTGAACCCTCTGGTGACATGCAAGGGAATTCAACAACGAAACGCGTATGGTCCTCACGCCCATCAAGGCCGACGTCCCACTGAACCTTGTATCCACGCTTGCGGCATGCCTCAACCAATGGGTCAGAGGCACCGAACCGAACACGACGAATGTAGTGACTAGCAAAAGCTGGGTGAATTCCAGGAGTAACCCCAGGCAGCAGAGAAAGTGTGCCGGATGGCTGAACCGTCGTTATTCTGACTGACTCAGGGAAACCATTCTTTGCTGAATATTCCTTATCGATATCGCGCAAATATTGATAAGTGCCGTCGAGCCATGACAACTGCTTCTCCGTTGACTGAAGAACTCCAGTGATGCTCTGCCCAAGACGAGCGTTCTGACGAACAATCGAAGTTGTCTTCTCATATGGATAGGGCAGACGCGTGATGTGCTTCTGTGTCATGTAAAGCAAACGAGCAATGCTGTGCAACTGCTTCTCTGATGTGATATTCGGAAGGAAAACCGTTGCTAGATTGCACGACTCGCCGTCCCCAAGGGCAATTTCGGCACAAGGGTTGAAGCCCTCGATTGTTGGGTCTGGACGCTTCTCTCCAAGACGTCCATACGTGCGAGCAAGTTTTCTGTTTACCAAACCGTATGGTTCACCAGAACCGTCATAACCCTTCCATAGCTCGGAGGGGATTTCATTCCAGCCATCCGCGTAGAGGGAGTTGTTGCTGTTTGCTCTCCATGCCGGAATGGAACCAGACGCCCAGTTTTTGGCTCGGAGAAACAAAACGTCATCTGGGTCACCCATTGAAATCTGAGCCGAGCGGCGAGATGAACCAGAGACAACAATGCGCCCGATGATGTTGCAAATATCTAGCACGTCAACAGAGCGAAGTTTCTTGCCAACACGGTTGTCTAGCACTTTACAGATATCTGCTATTCCATCAATGAGCGCGCCAGGTCCGCTGGCAGTTCCACCAAACGTTTTGAGTGGTGCTCCAAATTCGCGAACCAGAATCGTGGAGTATGAGAATGACTTACCGGTGTCAAAGTATGACTTTAGTACGCCGTGAAGAAGGCGACGCCAACCGGTTCGTGAGTCCGGAACAATGATGTCCGCATCATTAGTGCGTTCATGCGTAATCGTTACACCTGTCTTGATTTTTGGCAGGTCATGAATCTTGGAGCGCTCAACAGAGAATCCAACACCACCGCCAAGCATGAGCATGTCAAACAAGAACTCAAAATCCTCGATTGTTTCAACGTTTACGAAATAACAGTTATTGAGCGATGCTCCACCAAACTTCTTAACCATAGGTGTTCCAAGTTGCCACAATGCTCGTCCGCTCATTGAGCAACGAAGGTTGTACATGTGGTCAAAAAGTTCTTCAGCTTCTTTTTGTGTGTAGGGGACTCCAATTTCAATTGCGCCATTTATAACGCGCTGGATTGTGTCAGCCCAGGTTTCGAGTGTTCCATCTTCTTTGGTGCGGCTATACGTACGGAGAAAAACAATCTCCCCCATGCCATTAAAACCCCAAGGTATTGGCTTGCCGTTATAGGTGTTTACAAATTCGTCGCTAATTACGCTCATTTTTATCTTTCGCTTGCTAGGTGTTCAACAGTGGAACACCGAGTGTAGCGCAAGAATGAATAGTGAAAAAGTCGAGGGACTATAGTAATTTTTAAATGAGTCCTAGATTTTTTGCTTCCTCAAGGGGTATGTGTTTCCCCTTCTTGTGGATAAGTATCCGCGTCACTAAACCGGGCGCAATTTGACGCTCTTCGTAATAATCTTCTTCAACATAAAAAGTCAGTTTTTTATCCAGGGTTGAATTTGTATTGAACCCCCAAATAGTTTCTGGCGGACCAGAATCCCCGGTGCAGTCACCAGTTGGGTGACCACAAACAAGACATGGCTTCCTAGCCGCCCTCAAATACGGGATGCCATGAATCTCCCCAGACTCGGATTCCTCCCCCCCAAAGGCAGGGCTATCGTAGAATGCTCCCATAGTCAATAAATTATACGTCAAAAAATTCTTGCATTAGAAAGCCGATTTCATTTATTTCATCCCTGACTTGCACCAAGTGGGCCGACGTAACCTCTTCTACTGGCTGCACCATGAGTGACCTGCGAATCATGGTTGGGTATTTGGCGTTCTTGATGTGGGAGTCGGCCTTTTCTGGATAAACCAAAATGTCGTTCCACATTACGTTTTTCCCAACACCCATCCTGTATGGTGCGGCAACCATTGACACTGGACTAATCCTTCCACCATCATCTAGTCCGGCGTGCATGACGGTGAGGCACTCCATGACTGGTTTTGTTGGGTCCACGAAGGCCTCGGCAAGGTCGGTGTCCCCAGTGGCCGCCCTGTCCAGGGAGCAGTAGCCCTCAGAAACCATGGTTATCGCCGTAATCCACCAATACTGCCTAAGGATGCTACATAGGTTCATGGACGCGGCAAATCGGTCCTCTTTGTCGCTCTTGGAGAGGGATTCTCCCATCTGGCAAATCAGCCCCAAACTGTCTCCCACCCATCCTAAAAAATGGACAGCCAGCTCCTCGCCAACACCGTGTTCCTTGACAGCCTCATCCTTGGCCATCTGTCCAGATGTTAGGGCGAGGGCCATCTTACTTATTTCACTGACGTACTCCTGCACAGAAAGATACTAAATCCCCTTTTAAAATTTTTCCGTAAATACTTAATCGACGAATATTTGCAGACAACAGCACTCTTGTGTATTAGTATTTCCGGCATGGCCAATGACAAAAAACCAGCAAAAAAGACAGCAGCCCCAAAGAAAGCTGCACAGAAAAAAGCCCCAGTAAAGAAGGCTGCTCCGGCAAAGAAGGCTGCTCCGGCAAAGAAGGCTGCAGCATCCAAAACTTCAGCAACCCCCAAGACGGTGGAAAACGTTTCTTTTGAGGCTTCCATTGCTCCCGTGACACACAGCAAGCCAATCATTCAAAATAACATCATTCAAAATAAGATGATTGAACAAACCACCCCAGCGAAGCCAGCAAAAAAGCGCTCACTGTTTAGCCGACTCTTCGGTCGCTAAAAAAATACATGACCACGGAGCGAAGAAAAGCTCCAAGACGGTCTGTCACAAAAATTGAGAGAGCTGGTTCTTGGGGTAACGTCATCTACAGACACTTTCTCTCCTGTGGTCACGTCGAGGAGCGCAAACGTGCGGCTTCAACGCCAGAACTTGCGTGCACGTGGTGTCCCAAGGCTGAACAAAAAGAACAAGAGATAAAGGCGCTTTCACGCCCTGGGATACTTGTTGCCTACGAGCCAAATCTTGCCGACCAAGAATTAAAAATAGAATCATCGAGAGCCGCAATAGCACAGAGACTCGGTGTCCCACTTGATGCTGTAGATATTGCTTCAGAAGATATTGCTGGCGAACTGATTATCAGGAGCGCAACTATTTACTTATCTGCACGAGATGTAGCAAGGATTGTTGACAGCAGGTAGCATTCACAAACAGGTTGAACTGAACATGGAGGGGCAATGTACGAAGAAGTAATCTACGGAATAAACAGGATTACAAGAATCGATGAGCCCCCGCGAGATGGCGCATGCAAGGGTCATGACCCAAGAATGTGGTATCCACACGCATCTCGTAGTGATGAAGGCAACTACTCAGAGAATTACAAAAAGGCTATTGAGGATGGGAAAGCGGCGAAGAGGATTTGTCTCGGCTGTATCAAAAAACTTGAATGCCTCAGTTATGCGTTATATCATGAGGGGCATGGAATATGGGGAGGAAAGACTGAGCGTGAACGGAACGCCATTAGACGACTTCTCAAAATTCAAATGGTTCCTCGTGAGCCCTTTATCATGGTCTCGCGTGAACAGGTGGCCTTGAGGGATGAGTAATCACCCATCAGAACAAACAGAGAACTTCCTTAGCAGACTTCAAAATGTAAGAAAGTCTGGCAAGGGTTGGGTTTCTAGTTGCCCCTGCAGAAGTGATGACGACAACCCATCGCTTTCAATCTCTGAGGGTAACGATGGTCGTGTTCTCGTAACTTGTCACCGTGGTTCTGGCTGCAACTTTGAGCAGATTTGTGATGCTGTTAGTCTCAAACCAGCAGACCTTATGCCACCGAGTTCTGAAAGCTTTTCTATCGATAGATTCGGCAGTAAAGCGCCAGCACCAATCCGCACTCTCAAGCAACCAGAAAAAACAGAAAAAAATCTGAATATCCTGCCGCAATCTAAACCAAAGTTTGTTGAGTCATACGACTACCTGGACGAGAACGGTGTTTTACTTTTTCAGAAACTGCGCTACGTGGATGAGAATGGCAAGAAAACCTTTAGGCAAAGGAAGCCTGATGGCGCTGGTGGATGGGAGTACTCGCTTGGCGACATACCTCGACCTCTTTATAATCTCCCAGCAGTATTGACAGCAAAGCAGCAAGGCTTCCCTATCTGGGTTGTTGAGGGCGAGAAGGATGCCAACACCCTCATTGATGTTGGGATTATCGCAACCACTATGCCTAATGGTGCTGGTAGCTGGATGGATATCCACACAGAAGCCCTAGCGGGGGCAACAGTAGAAATCATTGCTGACAATGATGAAGCGGGCAAGAAGCACGCACAACAGGTGCTTGATGAATTAACCAACGCTGGGTGTAGTGCGCAGGTTTGGTATACACCCAAGCACAAAGACATTACGGACCATCTTTCCGCCGGCCTAGGAATCGATGACCTTGAGTATATGGAAAGCTTTAGCGAAGAATCGTCTAGCACCACCCCACTCATAGATGAAGTAATAGAGGTAGAAGAACTTTCACCAGAAGAGCAGGCATTACACAAGCTGCAAGAACTTCTGCAAAGAGATGATATCGATATAAAGCAGAAGATTTTAAAGAGCAATCTAATTCTTTCGACGGCTACTGTTTCTTTCGTTCTCGACACAGGAAGGCTCGTTCACTGGAATGACTTCCTCCAGGAGACAACTGGTGAAAAGTATGAGTGGGTAATCCCTGGTCTGCTGGAGCGTTCCGAAAGGGTTATTGTTGTTGCCGCAGAGGGTGTTGGTAAAACAATGCTCGCACGACAAGTTGGGATTCTTTGTTCTGCCGGCATTCATCCTTTTTCTTTCCAGCCGATGCCAAGAATTAAAACACTTACTGTTGACCTAGAAAACCCAGACAGAATTATTCGTAGAACATCTCGCGGAATAGCGGAGAGAGCCATGGGAATGGCACGCACATCCAGACTTGACGCTCACCTGCTGACCAAGCCATCGGGAATGGACCTACTCAAGGCCGCAGATAGGGCAATACTGGAAGAAGCACTGGATGAGGTGAGGCCAGAGCTCCTTGTTATAGGACCTCTATACAAAGCATTCCTAGACCCAGGTGGGAGAACATCGGAATCAATTGCTATTGAGGTCGCCAAATATCTTGACACAATCAGGACCGTGTACAGATGTGCCCTATGGATTGAGCATCACGCACCATTGGGTACAAGTATGTCAAGCAGAGATTTAAGACCATTTGGTTCTGCCGTATGGTCCAGGTGGCCAGAATTCGGTATCTCGTTGCAGCCAGACCCAATGGCTCTCGGTGATTACGTCTACGATGTTAGACATTTCCGAGGTGCCCGTGACGAGCGTCAATGGCCGACTAAAATGAAGAGGGGAAAGACTTTCCCATTCGAGGTGCTCGAATTCATGACGGTCGGCAAAGACAAATGAGCGAAGACAACAAGCCAAAACCAATACAAACGAAAGAATTCCTCAATGAGAGGGATATGCGCATTTTTAAGATGCGTCAGGCCGGCACGTCCGTAAACGAAATAGCCAGAAGATTTGGTATGTCGACCAGTTCTGTCTCTAGGTCAATTCAGAGACAGCTAGAAAAGATGAATCGCGAAACCATCCTTGCTTATCCAGAGGTTCTTCGAATGGAGCTAGAAAGATTGGACAACCTCCAGCAGGCAATCTGGCCAATGACACAGCACCGAAGAGTCCAGATGGATGACGGAACAGAAATGCAAGTTGAACCAGACCTAAAAGCAATACAGCAGGTTCTTTCTATTATGGATAGAAGAACAAAACTTCTTGGCATGGAACAGACGAACTTGAATGTCAATGTGGATACAAATAGTTCAGCAATACGTGCAGTTATCGCTGGGCAGCCAGGACTGAATAAACCAGCCACGGGATTCGATGCCGAATCTGAAGCAAAGAAACTTCTGGAACTCATGGCCATTGCTGGCGTTCTGCCAGAGGGGACGATTAAGTCTCTCCTGGGTGCTGACCAAGCAGAGATTATTGATGCCGAAATAGTTGGGATAGAAGGTTCCGCTACGGACGAGTATCTTGAGATAGGTTATGATGAAGACGAGGACGGCGATGAGCAATAACCCAGAACATTCAAATATTCGCGCAGCAATGGACAAGGTTGCGGAATCTATTGAGCCGACCATTGCTACAAGCAATATTGACGAAGAGGGGCCAGCCGACAAGCAGGTCCTCATACGGACAAATGAAGCAGAAAGAGAGCGCTGGAAAAGCGCAGCTGAAAAAGAAGCAATGACACTCTCTGCATGGATTCGTAAGGCATTGAATGAGTCAGCCTCAAATGTCCTTGACTGCCCTCACCCGATTGACCTCATCCGCTTCTATCCATGGGCCGGCGGCAAAAAGGTTTGCACCCGCTGCCGTCAAAGGTTATAGCACTAAATTACCTAAATTTATTGAGCACCAAAGCAATGGTATTATTGCTTTGAATGTCTGAGAATAAAGAATTCCCTATTCCCTTTGATGAGTCACGTCGTGGAAAGCGTGCAGGTCATGAGGAGAAGTCAATTGGCCGTCGACTCCTTGGTCGCGCAATAGATAGACCATCAATTGGAAGAAATAGGGGTCGAAACAACAATGTTGACCTACCCACTGGGGGCAAGCCAGGAAAACGCCGCCCAACGGGAACAACGAGAGACATCGACGGCGATGGCTGGGTTGATGAAGGAACCACGAACCCCAGATGGATGGGGGTCCCGAGCGGGAATGGGAACAGCCCTGGGGTACCTAATAGGAATAGAAAAAATCCCAACGTAAAACCAAACGCCCCTAAGTCAAGCCGCGAAATAGAGTCAATATTTCTTTCCAGTGGGAAACTTCGCGAGCGTCCAGTAGTCGAAGAGATAGACAGAAACCTGAAAGATGGCTCACTTAGCACCTCTCCCAACAAGGGAATTATTGGTATGCGTGATGGCGGATTTTCGGTCGCAAAAAAGCCAAGTGAGTCTGATTCATTTCTACGTCAGGAATACCGTGAATGGTCAATCGGTGACGAGAAGGTTATCTTCGGCATACCAGAACGCCCTGCATCAATGGCCGATGACCCCGGTTACTACGACGGTGATGCAAAAATCGTACCCATGAACCCTTATGTTATTTCAGGATTGCCAGCAGACTCCAAAGAGGGGCAAGAAATAGCAAAAAAGTGGGCTTATGCGAAATCGTCAGCAGAAGTTGCCGGCGACGAAGAACCTACATACATAGAGGCACTTCTATATGCTGGGTCGCGTGGTGACTCCGAGGCAATGAGCATATTCGATGAATTTGCCAAAGTGGGAAAAGCTGCTGCAGATAAGGCAAAAGAAGAAAGAGCTGCGACATATCTTCAGTCATACAACAGAGAAGATGTTCAGCAGGACCTAAAAAGAGCCGGTCTCGACAACCTCTCGATTGATGATTTATATCTAGTTCATGAAACCAAATATGAACCGGAATTCGACGAAGATGGCAACTTGATGCTTAGGCCTCTTGGTGATTGGGTTCTCAAGAATCTAGATGGCCAGGATGCAACATACGATAGGGAAACAATTCATTTTGCAATGAACCACCTTGCCGGCGGCCATCTTATGAGGCAGAGAAACGACGAGGGTGAAAACAGGTACATCATAGTATCCAAGCTTTCAGACGTTCTTGAAATGAACCCCGGCTCCATTGATGCCTTAAATCCTGTAGATGTTGGGCTCGTTCCACCACCCAATGAACCATTGAGGCTTCCAAAGAAATCCATAAAAGTTTTAGAAAATCCAGATACGGAAGACGTCGACTCCCTTGTGTCACAAACTCTCAGGGAAATGGGTGCAAAACACATATTCACTGCGGGTGAGTACGGGAATAAAACCGAAACAAGTGCAATTCTAAAGATTGCCTCAGAACTAGGCGCAAATGTTGAGCTTCACGCAAATACACCGAGTGGTTCAATTGAGCAAATTGACAAGGGCACAAATTTATCTGGCTCTTTCATTGGTGCCAACTGGCTTGGTGAAATGAGCGAAAACTCAATAGCGCGACTCGGCAATAATTCAAAATGGCACGGATTAAAGGAAACCGGCTACTCGATGCGCCGAGACGAATATGAAGATTTGCTAAATTCAAATTCTGGGAAGCTCGGTTCTGACACTGGTAGAAGTGAGGTTCTTTTTAGCGGCAAAGCTCCACAGTATCCACGTCCACCGGCATACGGTCCACTTATTGGCGGAGCGGAAGAATATTTCGATGGAGTTAAAGACTGGCAAGAATTCGCAGAAAAGTACCGTGGCCGAGATGTTGTATGGATTGACTATGAAACAACTGGGTTAGTTTTTGATGAGTTTGGCAAAAGCTCGGCAAATGGCAAACCGGTTCAGCTTGGTGCCGTCAAAGTAAGAGATGGCAAAATAGTTGACCGATTTAATGTATTTATAAATCCAGGCGAACCACTTGGCGAATGGTCGAGACAGTATCTCCGTGGTCCAGGTGGTGAGAACCTTACTGACGAATGGCTATCTACTCAGATGTCTTTATCTGACGCTCATAGACAATTTGCTGAGTTTGCTGGAGCTGGTGCAATACTTGGCCTCCAGAATGCAGCTTTCGATAAAAACGTTCTCGAAGATGAACTCAAGGAAAACGGCATAGATTGGCAACCAACTGGGTACATCGACACCATGGACATGTCCGCCATGACCTTGCCAAAGTGGACGCCAGAAAACCAAGATGGGCCATCAATGGTCGGCCGCGACGGAGAAAGACGTGCATCCAGCAGTCTTAAGGCCATAACGGAATACCTGGATGTCGAGCTTGGTGACAAGCACCACACAGCCGACGCTGATGCTGAAGCGGCAGCCATGGTTATGGAGAACCTCATTGCTAGGGCCATAGAAAATGGCTGGACAGCTGACGCAATAAAGCCAGATACGCGACGCGAGTTTGTGGAGAAGCGTAAAAAAGAATTTGACGAAAAAGTAGCAAAATTTGAAGAAGACAAGAAGTCTTACCTTGACGCGTTAGCCAATGAGTCCGATGGAGACAAACTTTCATCTGGGGCAACCAAGACAAAAGCACGTAAATACGGAGATAGCAAACCTGGCGGTGAGGAACGATTTATTAGAAATAGTTCAACATGGCTAAAAGGCTTAAGCTCAAAACAGATTGCAGAGCTTGTTGTTCCCGAATCCCATGAACAGTACATAGAAATGCTGCTTGATGATTACTTCCCTGCCCGAGATGGTGAAAATCCAGGCTTTGTGGATGCATTTAAAAACAACTTGATTGAGTCAATGAAGAGGAGTCCGTGGATTAAGGGCGACTACTCAGAAGAATCGACTGAAAAGATTAGAGAACTTGTTGAGTCTTCTCTTGAGGCCAGCCCGTCACTGAAGTGGGCATTTGAGAACTTTGGTGCCCCCATGTTTGTGATGCTTACGCCAGAAGGTGCATCGCTTTATGAGAATCAGCCAGCGCTAAAGGCTAAAAGAGAACAAATAATGCAGTCTCGTGGTTTAAAAAGTGAGCCGTTCGTTAGGGGTATACAATTCACTGGCAAAGACCTTATTTCATTCAATAGAAAACTGATTGTTGACCAGATGTCAAATGACCCAGACTTTGAGACATCCCCATTGATTGCAGATGCCAATCACGTTGTTAGACCGGGAAGGGCAAATATTGACATAGCAGCATCATCTACGCTTTCTCACGAGTATGGCCATTGGCTTCAGAAAAGAGCACTGCGCGAAAATGAGCGCACGGCGAAATCAGTTACCGGAGTCAAGTACGGCGGAGAACAAGTACCTAGCTCTAGAATGCCACTTGTTATAAGAATTGCTGAAATGTATGAAAATGCCGAAGTTGATGAGTTGATTGGCAAAGCTCACAGGGACGGAATGCCCCTAGAGGCGACTCCATCAATACCAAGAACACTAACAACGTATGCCCACACAAACGGCAGGGAGATGATTGCCGAGGGATTCAGTGCATTCTTTCATCCAAATCCAGATGTCAAGAATCAGGCAATCAATAAAAAACTGCTAGATGATGTTTATCGAATGCTTGGTCTGGAACCCGGCGAAGCACCGTGGTCGGCTTAGTAAAATACAGAGGAAATACAAATGAGAGAATTTAAATCAGTAGGCGAATCAGCGGCATGGGTTGAGGAAAGTATCGACTCGTTCGTTAATGAAGCTCCAGAAATTCTGGTTAAAGCCGCAAACATGACATACACAAAGCCAGAATTGCGTGAACGTCTGAAAAAAAGAATTATGGCTGGGTCTAAAGGTGGCAAACCAGGGCAATGGTCAGCCAGAAAAGCACAGATGCTCGCAATGGAATACAGAAAAGCTGGTGGCGGATACAGGGGCAAGCTGGGAAAGAATCAGCGTTCGCTAAAAAAGTGGACAAAAGAAAGATGGACGACATCAGATAATAAGCCAGCTATCAGAAAAGGTGGGACGAGGAGATACCTCCCTGCTAAGGCATGGTCTAGGCTTACCCCAGCACAACGAAGAGCCACAAATCGTAAAAAAATTCTTGGCAGCCGTAGAGGCGAACAGTTTGTTAGAAATACAGAAGCAGCAGAGACTGCCGGAAGGAATGCGAGAAGTTAAAATGGGTAGGTCGTTTGACCAGGATGATGATGAGTACATCGAGCTACTAGCCGAGTACGAAAGATACGTAAAGTCAAGCCCTGGGGCATATGAAGACTTTGATGATTGGCTAGAAGTTGAATACGGCCAGTCAAAGAAAAAAGTCATAAAACGAACAAGAAGACGAGAAAGGGAGTAGATATGACAACTCCATGGATTGGTCTAGATGACGCTGACCTCGACTATGTTGCAGAAATTGGCGACACCGAAAGACGTGAAGGCTACGAAGAGATGATGGACATGATTGCCATCTACGAGCACACAAAGAATAGGCTCGCCAAAAAAAGTGGTAGCGAAAATGAAAGCGATGAGGCCGAGTAATACTCGACCCCACCGCAATCAACTACTTACGAGTGCTTTTTGTCCTTTTTGCGGGGGAGTTTTCTGAAGCAAGAGCCTTGAGTTCCTGCTCATAAATTTCCGTGAACTCACCCGAGTGTCTGTTCTTTAGAACCAGGTGTGCTCTCCTGCGCGCCTCTTGACGAACAGCATTTCTAGCCTGAGATTCTGCCTTTTGTTCCGGAGTATGGCGAGGCCTTCCTCTACCCATTCCCTTTTGCTTGAGCTTGTCATATTCAGACATGTCTATAACTCCCCTTTTCAGTAGGTGTTTTGTTTAGGTGTTGACATAGTAACCAGTATGTCCTACCGGGACAACCCCAATCAAAGAAATATTTTTAGAACACAAAAAAGGGGTCCACCGCAGGTTTTCCCACGGTGGACCCCTTCGGGGGGGGCTATATCAGAAGGGCTCTTCTGATGAGTCCATGCCAGGGATTGTTGAGGCACCAACGCCAGCCGGGGTGGCTGGACGCTGACGACGCTGCTGATTGCCCTGTGGGCGCTGCTGACCGCCCTGCTGCGTGTTTCCACTAGAGGTACGGCGGGTAACCTCTTCGATTGAACGGGTGGAAATTCCAACCTCCTCGGCAACTAGCTCAATGAATGAGCGATTATTGCCTTCCTTGTCCTCGTATGAGCGCTGTTCAAGGCGACCATATACGATGACTCCGATTCCCTTTTCGAGGGTTTTGGCTGCGTTCTCTGCGACATATCGCCATGCGGCAACATTAAAGAAGCTGGTCTTTTCCTGCTTGGCACCATCATTGTCGTACCAGATGTGAGAAGCGGCGACTGTGAAAGTCAGCTTCATCTGGCCTGAAGTGGTGAATGTTGCCTCTGGGTCAGCGGTAAGATTACCGATGACAGTGATTGGTGATGTATTCATTTTTCTCCTGAACTCACGGGTTGGGACATCACTATATCCACGGATGTAGTACGCTGTCAACCATGCCGAACCCAGAAGCAAAACTTAAACTTAGTGACAGTATTTATAACGTAATTTATGAAGTTATCGATAAAGGTGACGGCAGTCAGGACGACCTCATGGAGGCAAGACTTTCAGCAGAAGACCTGTCGATGATGATTGTCGATTCAGTTTTTTCTGACATATCAGAATCACTTGACGCATCGGGCGCTATCGTCGCTACACTGAATACCACTGGTCCGCTCGACGAAGAGTAAATCCAGCCCCAACAAGAAGGTACTAACTGTGGCTGCTGAATTTGACATACCTGCACGGACTTTTGACTTCAGGGCAGACCTTGCATACGGACAAGAGGGGGAAACTCTTGTATCCGGATTCCTTGATTCGCTTGAGGGTGGAGATTTTGAAGTAAAAAGCGACCGATACAGAAATGGGCGTATGGTTGTCGAAACCAACCAAAACCCCAGGGGGTTGCGAGTTGATGGCGAGCAAGTATGGGTTCCTAGCGGAATCAACATTACGACTGCTAAGTGGTGGGTTTACATATATTCTCCGGACGGAGCATTTGTAATTATCTCTGTATCCAGATTAAAAAGATATCTCCGTGCTAATACTGCACTATTTAATGAGTCAACAAAACGCAACCTTGGTGGTGCGGATAATCCAGCTCGCGGTTTTCTGTTGATGACAGAAAATGTTCTTGACATGTTGACAAACTCAGCATACGATTAGCTCATCTACTAACACTCTGGAGGGGAAGTGCAGACATTCGTTCCTTATGCGGATATTTGTGAATCTGGAATGGTTCTTGATAGAGCCCGTCTCGGCAAACAGCGAGTTGAAACATTTCAACTTATTCGCTGCAATCTCGATGTGTCACTTGGGTGGAAAAATCATCCAGCGGCAAAGATGTGGGCAGACAACATTAACGGCCTAATTGCTTATGGTGTCGCAATTTGTGATGCATGGATAGCAAGGGGGTATAAAGACACATGTCGGGAAAAGATTCTCTCCTACGGAGAGCCGGACGCATCTGATATGCCTTTTTGGTGGGGAGACGAGCGAGTCCACTCATCGCATCGTGCAAATCTACTGAGAAAAGATTTCAGTCATTATTCCCAGTTTGGATGGGGCGAAAATCCCGAGATGCCGTATTTCTGGCCCGCCTAGGATGTATAGTCAAATCATGATTACCGAATTAACTCCAGACACCTACGACGAACTTGTCGGCTCCTCCCAGACTCCGGTAGTAGTTGATTTTTGGGCTCCATGGTGTGGTCCATGTAAGCAAATCGCTCCAGTCTTGGAAGAAGTTTCTGGTGAGATTTCATCAGAAGTAACAATCTTCAAAATGAACATCGAGGATTATCCGGAGTTCGCTGTTAAGTACGACATTAAGTCAATCCCGGCTCTTGTCGTCATCAAGGAAGGCTCATACGTGGGTAGGGTTCCTATTACTGGTTATGGGAAAAGCAGTCTCATTGAACGAATACGAATAGCCATAGCTGACAATTAAAAATCAGCTTTGGCTGAAGTATCGGCTCACTCTTATAAAGTGTAGAAACCGTAGGGGTACACGTGGGTTCAAATCCCACCTTCAGCACTGAGGAATTATGACCAATAACAAACAATACACAAAACTTGTTCTTCATGTCTCAGAGGAGCTGAATCAACGCATTCAGGATGCCGCAGCAAAAAACAAATTGTCCACTGGCTCAGTTATTAGGGAGGCACTTGTCAAGTACCTTGACGATTCGGAAAAGGGAAAGAAGTGAGCAACACTGTTTTTGTCTTGGCCATCTTTGCTTCACTCGCCGGCCTGTGGGGTGGCTTAAGGGCGGTTGGTGCATTTCTAGAAACAGCGAAATGCGCCTCTTGTGGTTACTACAGGCCGAGAGAGTACATGGTCATCATTCGCCTGGACAATGGCAAAACCGCATACGTGTGCGATGAGCCTGGTCGGTGTATTGCGAGAATTGAAATTTCCCAAAAACCTAGATAAAGTTTGCCGTGCGCGTCAACTAGCCAATGTCGCATAATAAAAATTGAGGGGAATTAATGAGTATGAAATTGGTCGAATTTAATGGTGGTCAGGCAGTTTTTGTGCGATGGCAAACAAGAAAACCCCAAGCTGGTGACCACATGAATATCTACTATGGCGAAGAAAAAATGCCAGGAAGACAAGTAGAGAAGAGACTCATACTGAAGGAACGCATTCACTCTCGGCCGTGGGAAACAGATAACAACATGACCGAAGAATGGTGGACATTCGTTGAGGTGTCCGAGTCGGAATTCCAGAAGACCCAGGTTCATGCATCAAGAAACAAATTAATAGCAGAGACTCACGATAGTTTGTTTTAATAAGAACTCGGGGCGCTTAGCTCAGCGGTAGAGCAACTCGTTTACACCGAGTAGGTCGGGGGTTCGAGACCCTCAGCGCCCACATATGACAAATAAATTTATCCAGGTTGAACTTTCCTGGCACGAATATGCGATGGCATCCGAAATCGGTCGCTTGCGACAATTAACTTCGATACGTCGCGGCAGTGCCGATAATCATGGTTTTACAGGGCTGGGATGGAGCGAACATATCGAAGGTGCCTGTGGAGAGATGGCTGTTAGTAAGTTCCTTAACGTTTACTGGGATGGTGGGATTGACACGTTTAAAGACGCCGATGTCGGAGCAACAATACAGGTTAGAACTAGGTCATCGCACTCATATGAACTCATAGTAAGGCCAGACGACTACGACGATGATATTTATGTTCTGGTGACCGGAAAATGCCCTGTTTACAGAATTTGGGGATACATTTCCGGCCTTGAGGCAAAGAATAGCAATTACCTCCAAACGCACGGAAATAGGCCAGCTGCTTATTTTGTGCCCAAAATTGCACTTAAGGAGATAAGTGAACTAGCTTCCAAAAACTAGGGCCCTTAGCTCAGTTGGTTAGAGCGCCGGACTCATAATCCGTTGGTCGTGGGTTCAAGTCCCACAGGGCCCACTAACATAAGAATCTGGAAGAGTGGCAGAGCGGCCGAATGCACCTGTCTTGAAAACAGGAGTCCGTTTGCGCGGACCGGGGGTTCAAATCCCTCCTCTTCCGCCAGTACACAAGGATGACACTGTGAATAAGCGATTGACCATCGTTATTGGGTTCAGTTTTCTGCTTGCATCGTGCAGCTCGAAAAGTGTTGACATTCAGCAGACTTCAACCACAATTGAAGATAAAACAGCAATATCCATTACAACGAGGTCTGTTGGTAGCGGCAAAGAAGCCGTTACCTATTATGTTGCGGAAGTGGAGCTTGGAGACCCGCGAGATATGGGTTCAATGGTCGCCAGGGGTCATACATCTGAGGTGGCAAGAGATGCCGGGGCAGAGCTGGCTATCAATGGTGATTTCTTTACATATCGAAATAATGGCGTGATTATCAGGGGTGGAAAAGTCCTCATAAACAAGCCGAAGCGTGATGGGATGTCCATAACTTCATCTGGGGAAATGATTATCTACAAAGAAAAAGAAATATCCGTAGAGTCACTTAATGCGGCTGGTGTCCTAAATTCATTTTCATTCGGGCCAGTGCTCATAGATGAATGGCAAATTCCAGAAGGCATCGACGACTATTACGAGGTCGATACTGGCAGGTCTATAAATGGCCGACATCCAAGAACAGGGATTTGTATGGTTGAAAAAAATAAGTTTGTACTTATAGTTGTTGATGGTAGAAGCCCTGGATACAGCATGGGCATGACTCTTGGGGAGTTCGCTGAACTATTCGCTTCTCAGGGTTGTAAAACCGCCTACAACCTTGATGGTGGGGGCTCGTCCGTGATGTACAGCAAGGGTTTGGTAGTAAATAACCCACTTGGCAGGGGGAGAGAGCGCACAAACGGTGACATTATTTACGTCACCAGTGGCTAGTCGTGTTGATGTTGTCAACAGATGCATGTAATATTCCAAATACCTAGACCCATGGAGGGTAATTCAATGAAGAAGAAAATCATTTCTGTAGCGATTGCTTCTAGCGTTTTGCTTGCAGCATGCAGTAGCTCTTCCGATGACGCAGAGCAAGCCAGTACAACAACTGAACCACAGGTTGAAGAGGTCCTGACCCTTGTCGCGGTTGGTGACATTTCCTGCAGTCAGGCGCAAAGGAATTCTGGAGATTATGACTGTGCTGATGAGCGGGTGGCTCAGTTAGTAAGAACCATTGACCCCGACTATGCCCTTCTTCTTGGGGATATTCAGTACAACAGCCATACGGTTGAAAACTTCGATAGAAACTTCGGCATTATTTGGCAAGACATTATTCCAATCTCAATGCCCATCCCTGGGAATCATGAGTATGCAGAAGGTGGGGCGCGTGGTTACTACGCCAAGTGGGGTGAGCGCTTTGGAACATCCGGGTATTACTCAAGACTTCTCAACAACGACTGGGTTCTTGTTGGCCTTAATACCAATGACCAGTGCAGTGACGTTGACTGTTCTCGTGATTCAGAGCAATACGCATGGTTCGGAGCTGAGCTAAACAAATATGGTCAGCAGTGTGTAATTCCAATGATGCATCAACCTAGATACTCTTCAGGAAACCATGGCAGCAACATGGTTGTTTCCGAAATCTTTGACCTGATGGATGGCAATAATGTTCCGCTAGTGCTTACAGCGCATGACCACCATTATGAGAGATTTGAGACCTATAAGGGAATAGACATGGAGCCAATTCAGTTTGTCGTTGGAACTGGCGGTAAGGGTCTCAGAAGTGTTGGTCAACCAATTCCAGGGTCAATGAAGATGATTGATGATGAGCATGGAGTACTTGTTCTCGAGATTCGTGGAAAGACTGTCAATACATATTTCATTGATATTGATGGAAATATCCTGGACTCGCGTTCAATCACCTGCACCAAGTAGGGTGCTAGTGTTTTTCACATGCCAGAACTGAATGCCAATATTCCCGCAATCGAATGTTACGTACGTGGCAATTATCTAAGGAATCAGAAAGATTCACACGATAAATACTTCCCATGCATGATTTTTGGTGTTGCCTCAATACAGGGACGGAGCCCTCTATTTCACTTTCTAATGGAGGATGGTGGTGTTTGGTGGAGAATGCCAATAAGTGCATTCTGTGCAGAACCGGGAACAAAAGAGGTTGATATTCACGAACTTGTTCTTTGGAACTCATTCAGCCCATATGTGACTGTTACGGAATTCCAGGCCATGAGGAACATGAGAATGACGTATGTCTCCAGGTCTGGAGAGTTTGTCAGTGGTAAATACCTGTTCACTCTTGATTGGCATCACCCCGAGGACAACCAGACAAATGCTGGATTCAGCATGAATCCGGGGCAACACAAATGTGGCCATGTAATTCTAAGAGATGATGGCAATTTTGCAATTCAGCCAAATAATAGGGTCAGAATGTTTGACCCGTCATTTACAACCAAAAAAGGTAACTTGATTGACCGTCTAATAAATACTAGACAATGGGATGTCGAGGATGCCTCTAAGTGGAGAACGTCCGACGATGACAGATATCATTACGGGATAGATACCGAGTAACAAATAGGGCGAGTGGCGGAATTGGCAGACGCGCTGGTTTTAGGTACCAGTTCTTAGGAGTGAGGGTTCGAGTCCCTCCTTGCCCACAACAAGAAACAGAAGGAGAGGAAAGTGACACAAGATAACAATGGGTACAACATGAATGACCTTCATAAAGATATTTGGTCTTTATATCGTGCTGGACTAATTGAAGCTCGAATACGTGAAGATGGTGAATGGATTTTCAGTATCAGCGATAAAGCCGCATCCATGACCGAAGATGAACTTCGCAACACCGTGGAAAGCATGGATGATTACGAGATTGCTGATGATGACAATGGGTGAGGGGTCGGTCACCTATTCCCGCTACCTACAGACTCAGCATAGGCTTGAGCAGTGGAAGATTCTTGCAGAAAAAATGTTTCTTGTAGCATATGCACGTGGCGCAACCGAAGAAGAGTTGAAGCCATTTTTTGACATGCGAAATCACGAAATGGACGAATAAAGAATGAACCTAGAGGACCACTTAGTTGAACTGCATTGGGAACATGGGCTTAAGTCATTTCTCACAGCTGCCGAAACAATCACTAATCTAAAAAACGAAGTTCAGATGTGGAAAGATATCGCTGGATTTCTTGCCACCATCATCGGGGAGAATAAGTACCTCGGTGAACAGCACTCCTCGCTGGAGCAGGTTATCGATTACGCAATTTATTCACAGGGGCAAAAGGAATCAAAAAACTCTTAGTCTTTTGAGGTGAGCCTTCTGCGAATCGCAACAATCAAAAGACCTGCAGCCACCAGAAGTGCAGCTACCCTCATTGGTGAGCGGCTATTGGCTCCAGTTTCCGGAAGCGGTCCATGCTCATGTGACGAGTGGTCATGGGTTGTTGTTGGGGAATCCACTGGCGGCTCAACGGTGGTTGGAACAGGAACTGTTGTTTCCGGTTCTGGAATAGTTGTCTCTGGCACGGTTGTTTCTGGAACGGTGGTTTCCGGAACGGTTGTTTCCGGAACGGTAGTTTCTGGCACGGTTGTTTCTGGAGCTGGAGCCCAGGTCACCGTAATAGAAACGGTCTTAACAACACCGTTAACGGTTGCTGTTGCCGTATAAACATTTGTTCCAGTTGAAGACGTATTAATTGTTATTGTTGCTATTCCGGAAGAATCGGTTGTTGCTGTAAATGTTTGACCAGCATCTGGTCCACCGGTAACTGTGATGCTTACAGAGACGCCAGTCTGTGGCACACCAGCAAGCGTCTGGGCCGTGGCGGTAATCGTTAAAGGTGTTCCGGCGGCTGGATTATCTGGACTAATAGACAAGGTGAATGAGCTTGGTAGTGAAACTTCTCCACCACCAACGGAAACAGCAACACGTGGTGAGGTTGGGCCTGGATATGGGTAGTCAACCAGGGTCTTTAGTGTCCCAAGATTTCCAGTGAAATACCCATGCCAGCAGGCTGCAACAATTGAGTTAGTTAGGCCGAAGTCCGTGTTTCCATCAGCCGTCGCCTCTGGACCACCATTGCATCCTCCGTCATTGAATACAGCACCAGGAAGAAGGGCGGTAAGCCAACCATATGGATTGTAATTTGCAAACAATCCGCCACCAGAATTAACGAAGTCAGCTATTTTCTCTGCATTGGCGGTGAATATTGAGCTGACTGCACCAGAGCGACTCCAATCATCAGGAATCCATAGCATTTTTGGCGGAGCAGAGGAGATGGTGGTTGAAAAGAAGGTCTCTAACTCTGCAGCCGTCGTAATAAACTCATAAACTGGAGCTGTAGAAAATTCAGAAGAAAAATCACCGCTTAAGAAGGTGTTCCAGTTTCCTCCACACCCACCCGCACTTAATGGGTTAGAGATTCCAAGAATTGCAATCTTCCCGGTGTTTGACGGCATTATTGACTGGTCATAAACACTTTTCAGGACCTTGGCAATGTATTGGTCGGTATTTTCGTTATATGACGCGTGACAAACGGGGTCCATTCCATCAAGAACAATAGGCCCACCACTGCTAGCACTTGCATAAACTGTTGATTTTGGAGCTGATTGGGTTAACCCAACAGCTGCCGTAAGAAGAAGGACGATAGCTAGCGCAGCACTTTTGAGGTTACGTGATTTAAGGAGCATAATATCCAATTCTGTTCTAGTAACAACGAACAATTAATAATAACATTCTGAAAATAATCACGGCGGTAGCCGCTCAGCACAACAACGCGTATACTGCTGACAAAGCCGAACGTAGCGCAGCTTGGTAGCGCACCTGCTTTGGGAGCAGGGGGTCGCAGGTTCAAATCCTGCCGTTCGGACCACTGGGAAATGGTGTAATTGGCAACACAACTGGTTCTGGTCCAGTTATTCAGGGTTCGAGTCCTTGTTTCCCAACCAAACAGAGGAGACATGTGCTTAAGTACCTAATAGGATGGTCGATAGGAATTATTAATTTAGTTGTGACTATTTTTTTAGAAGTTAGACGCAACAAAAAAGAACAGGAAAAAATGGATGCAGGATGACATTGTGACCCGACTACGAGATTTACGGGAAGTGTTGATGGGTAACCCGATTATGGCTCGTGAAGTTCAAGAGGCTATGGATGAGATTGAACGCCTACGGGAGCAAATCAAGGCACTTGTTCACGAATGGGAACTATCGGAGCGTGGCGTACACTGCGAACACAAGGAGGTGTGTGATGAGATATAAATTCAACCCCGAAGCCCGTAACCGTTACGAGTATTACAGAGAGCATTTATTTCGCCAGTATCTTGCTCCAGCCATAGAGCGCAACGAACGGATGCGTAAAAACGGCGTTCATGCGCTTCTTATCCCATCTATGAATGGTGCTATCTGGACTTCTGAAACTAGAGCCAAGAAAGAAGCCAAAAAGATGGTCAAATGGGACAAGCGTATGGCTAGGCTAAATAAAATCCCACTCTCCCAGATTCCTAGAACAGAATGGGCGCAGAATCCATGAGCCATGACATTGTGACCCGACTACGGGCAAGCATTGACGGCGATTACTTCGGAAGTCGTGAGGACATGAAAGAAGCCGTTGCCGAGATTGAACAATTACGCTTAGAGCGTGATAAGTGGTTTCACTTAGCGAGGCGTTTATATAACCAGTACGGTAAGCGAGGAAGTGAAGTTTTAGCAGAGGCTTACCTGCTCAACGATTACGAACAGGCGGTGAAATTTTAATGACCGATGACATTGTGACCCGACTACGGAACTATGACTTCATGCGTGACGGCGACACACCAGAGTTGACAATGGCTGAAGCCGCTGATGAGATTGAACGGTTACGCGCCGAAGTTGTCCGTCTCGGCTCGTTTCTTCACCCTATTGGGGCGGTCATCCATAGTCAGGCGGTTAGCGGTGACTGACGACATTGTGACCCGACTTCGAGCCCGTCACCAGCAGAAGCCTCACCGCTATCCGCCCGACATCGTGAAGCACGAGGAGGTCATCTACTGGCGATGCGCCGAGTGCGGAAACCTCATCGACGACATGACCTCAGGGGACTGCACCGTCGACTGGCGCTCCCCGCACCTTGAGCACGAGGCCGCTGATGAGATTGAACGCTGGCAAGACATTGCTCGTAGGCTTTATCTTTTTATTCAAGACCCATGTACCCCTAATCATTGGTGCGATGTCTGTTCATCTATTGATGCATATGAAAAGGCGGTAAATAATGGATGATGATAAATGTAACTGCGTCAACATGAATGGCAATATGTGTTACCCATGCCTAGTCAAGGATTACTACGCCATATCAGCAGACAACTTTAGGTTGATACATGAAAACGAACGCCTACGCAAAGAGGTTGCTCGTCTCGGCTCTTTCATTCACCCCATCGGAACAGTTACATACGGGATAGAGGATATGTATGAGCGATGACATTGTGACCCGACTACGGGAAACTGAAGCGTATTGGAAAGGTACAGCATCCCATGAGGACTTTGTTATTTGTGCTGAAGCCGCTGATGAGATTGAACTCCTGCGGACAGAAGTAGAAAAGTGGAAGAGATT